ATATACTATCAGATATAGTAGATAATTTAAACATTACTAACAACACTAAACTCGTTAGCTCTAAGCAATATATACCGCCAACTGAAACAGTAATTGGTGTAGTACGTCAGGAATTTACTGATGTAGATATCAATTACTGGAAACAGTTTAATATTTCTATAAATACTCTAAAGAAATTCAATGTAAATAGTATTAAATATTATTTATGTAACGGAATAGTAAAGGGTACTTATAAACGAGAAAATCCAATGTATGCATATAAGGTCTATAATAACTTTAAGATATATAGACCATTAGCAGATAAATATACTAAGTGGAGAAACAATCTTACAGACTATGATATCCAAGGCTATGAGCAGTTGCCTCAGAAAGGTGATATATTATTTATCACAAAGTCCATGAAAGATGTTATGTGTTTGCATGAGATGGGTTATCCAGCAGTTTCTCCATCTTCAGAGAGTACATTTCTACCTAAAGATGTATTAGAGCAACTTAAGACGCGTTTTAAGCGTATTATAATACTATTTGATAGAGATACTGCTGGAGTAAAAAGAAGTCGCAAATTAAGCCGAGAAACAGGCTTAGAAGCAATATTTATTAACAAAAAATTCAAAGCTAAAGATGTATCCGATGCTGTTGAAGCAAATAGCTTTGAAGAAATAAAAAATTGGTTAAATGAAACTATTAAAAACTATAGGTAAAGTAATAGCATTACCTTTTGATTTAGCTCTAATACTTGGAAAGTTATTATTGATTCCAATCAAATTAGTAAGTGTATTGTTGCATGGAGAATTTATTGAATGGAATAAAAAACGTAAGTTTATAGGAAATTCAATTAAAGAAATGTTTAAAGCTTTCAAATATAATAAAGATTATTCTTTCTTATATTCAGTAGGATTTACGGATGAAAATGGTAATTTTTCTGAAAGAATTGAAACGTTTAAAATAACTAAAGATAGTGTACAACATTATATTGACTATGCTAAAGCAAGCCTTAAACAAGAAAGTGCGTAATGCTACTAAACAAGAAATAGATGGAATAGTATTTCGATCTAAATTAGAAGCTTATACATATTAGAAACTAAAGGAAGCAGGTATATCAGCTGAATATGAACAGCATAGATATACTTTACTTCCTAAGTTTGTATATAATAACTCTACAGTTAGAGCTATTACTTATTTACCAGATTTTGTAGGAGATGGTTTTGTTATAGAATGCAAAGGATTTGCTACAGATTCTTGGGCAAACAGAGAAAAACTATTCAAGTATTATTTAAGCTTGAATGAACCAGATACTAAATTTTATTTGGTAAAGAATAAAAAACAAGTTGATGAGTTAATCAACAAATTAAAATCTTAAATTTTCAGATTATGATAAAGAATGAATTTATTAAAATAGGAGAACAGATAATTGCAAAACCTAAAGGTGCCGATTATGATTTGATACCTGGTAAAGTATATGATCTGAGTTGGAATAGATGGGAAGATTCACCTATATTTAAGGAGAATGGTGAATTAAATCTACCAAAGAAAATCTATTCTACTAAAACTGATGACATATTTAAGAAGCGTATTATAACCTATTTTAATAAAGCAAATACAAATACTACTGGTATAATGCTAGCTGGTACTAAGGGTACAGGTAATAGTGTAATTCGTTAACAATTTTTATAACTTATTATATCTTTTCCCGTTCTATTAGAAAATTAAACTAATAGATATGGAAGATATAGTAAAAGAATATATAGATACTAAATGTAGTATTCAATTTTTAGCAAAAAAATATAAAAAAGACGCAATGGCTATTTCTAGAGCAATTAAAAAAGCTGGATATAAAGTAGTGAATCGTCAAAATTTGATAAAAATTAATGAACATATATTTGATACAATAGATACAGAAGAGAAAGCTTATTGGTTAGGTTTTTTATTTGCAGATGGAAATGTAAGTAAAAGAGATAATTGTTTTGAAATGTCTTTAGCTGAAAAAGATAAAGAACATCTCGAGAAGTTTAATAATTTTATAAATCATAGTAGAAATATTAAGCTTAAAAAAGTAAAATTAAACAATAAAGTGTTTAATGCTTATAGATGCTCTTTTAATAGCAAACATTTTTGTGATACATTAAAACAATATGGATGTGTTCCACAAAAATCTAATATACTTAAGTTTCCAAATGAAAATATATTTAGTAATAAAAACTTAATAAAAGATTTTTTACGTGGATATTTTGATGGAGACGGATGTATTACACATTGTAATAAAGAACATACTATAATTGCTATAAAAATTTGTGGTACTGTAGAATTTTTGAATAAATATCAAAATTATTTACCATTAAATAATCATAAAATTACAATTACTCGTTCTGTTCCAGAACTTACTTTCATGGGAGGGTCTGGTTTTACAATATGTAATTTTTTGTATCAAAATAGTACTATATATTTAGAAAGAAAATACGAATTATATAAACAATATTGCCGTTCATATAAGAAATTATATGAATTATTAGAGAGCAAAATCGGTGAAGGCTGTGATGCTAATACCGAGCAAACTATAGATATTTCGCAAGGATCTATAGCTGCGTAACGCGTAGGAATTGAATAAATATAATATTCCCAAGAGTGTTCTCCATCTTAACTATTTTTAGAAAGATGAAAATGTACGCTGAACTATAACAAATTAGAAGTTATAGAAGTTAGGATAAAAAGCCTAACGATAACAAAATTGAAGACTGTAATGGCAAAAATATTAGCTAAGGAATCAGGTTTACCTATTATTGTAGTTAATCCTGATTATCCAGAAGGCAAACTTATTAAGTTTTTTAAGTCCTTTACTACTCCAGTATGTGTTTTGTTTGATGAAGTTGAAAAGAACTTCAAAACTGAGTATATGCTAGATTTCTTAGATGGAGTTGAAAAGACTGCACAGAAACTAGTAATTATGACTTGCAATGATTTAAGCAAAGTTAGTCAGTATATGCAAGATCGCTGTTCACGTATTCGTTATTTACGTCGATATTCTCCTGATGAAAATGCTGCATTCTTACCGATGTTAGCTGATGATTTTGGTATTAAGAACAAAGAAGAAGTAGTAAAATTCTGTAAAGAAAATATTAAACTGCTTTCTATGGATAATATTGTTTCTTTCATGAGTGAAGTCAAAATGCTAGAAGATGAAGATATTAGTCTTCAGGAAATCATAAACATTATGAATATCTCTACTGAAAATATACCAACTAAAGTTAGTGATACTGTAGAATATGACGATGAGTATGATAATGAAGATAATGAATATAGTGATGATGATTACAAATGTTGTGATGCAGCATGAAAACAAATAAGGCTAGATATATTCTAGCCTTTTAACTTATATAAACATGAAAATATGCGGTATAAGTGATATACATGGTAATCTCATTGAGAATATACCTGAGTGTGATGTACTATGTATATGTGGTGATATAGTAACATTAAATGCTCAAAGAAATATTGAAGCATCTAAACATTGGTGGGAAACAAAATTCATAAAATGGATAGATAAATTACCTTGTAAGAAGGTAGTTGTCATACCAGGTAATCATGATTTTTACTTAGAATATAAGTATAAATTAAATGAATGGAATTCTTTTAAAGATTATATGCAAGTTTTATCTAAAGGCAAATTAGTATTTCTTATAGATGAAATGTATATATATGAAGGTATTAAATTCTACGGATCTCCTTGGATTAAACCAATTGAATTTCAAGAGGATAGATGGGCATTTAGTAGATTTGATACTTATGAAGATATACCACAGTGTGATATACTACTAACACACGATAATCCATTTTGTAATGAAGCTCTAGATGTTTTCTCCTTTGGAAAGAGTAAATATCATTTATATGGGCATTGGCATGATGGATCTAGTGATGTAAATTCTGGAAGATACAATTGTTCTAGATTGAATAATTGTTATAGTTTTAAAAAGAATTATGAATTTGTAGTATTAGATATTATGACAGAAAAAGAAAAGAAACAAGTAGAACAAGCATTCTTAGATAAACTTATTAGTCAAGCATACAATAATAATGTAGCAGATTGGCTTAAGACGTTTAAAGAAGTTGAACTACAACAAGATAAAGAAGATGAATTAATTTGGGATACTTCAGCAGAAGTTCCTGAGTCAGCTGTAATTAGCGACATGGAGGATTAAGTATGAACAAGATGGTAATTGATACTCCTTACTATGAGGATATGTCTCGTTACTCTAATAGTGATATTGGATATTTTCTTAAAAATGGACCAAAAGGTCTAAAAGATTACAAAGAAGGTAAAGTAGCAAAATTAGATTATAATTTCCTTGAAAAAGGAACTATGATTCATGAATATTTACTTCAACCAGAAGAATTCTGGAAAGATTATATTATTCTTGATTTTGCAACACCTAAAGTAAAACAGCAAAAGGATTTATTAGATGAGTATCATAGACTTATGCAAGTAAATCCATTAGAATCTCAAGATAAACTCAAACTATCTGCTTATAAAAAAGCTTATAGTAATAAAAAATCTGATGAGAAATGTATTGAAGAAGCTGAAGGTCTTATTATGATTTATCAAGATTACTTAGAATATTTAAGTAAAGTAGATGAAAATAAAAAGATAATTAGCTTTGCTGATTTACAAATGCTTAAGAAGATTAAGGAGAATATTCAGAATCATAAAAAAGCAAACGAACTGTTGTTTAATTTACCATCTACTTTTGAAACTCATAATGAGTTCCATATTAATTGGGAAGTAGAAAAATTTCATAATATCAAATGTAAATCTCTATTAGACAGAGTATGCTTTGATCATGTTAACAAGAAGATAATTCTTATTGACTTAAAAACTACTGTAAATGTATATAATTTTAAACATTCAGTAGAAGAATACGATTATTATAGGCAAATTGCTTATTATGGATTAGCAATTCAATGGTATATGCAAGAGGTATTAAACCTCAATTCTGAAGAATATGATTTTGAAGCATATATTATTGCCATCGGTAAGGATGCTAATAATGAAATTAGAGTATTCAATATGAAAAATGATACTGCTCTCAACGAAAAGATCGCTTCAATATCAGAAGCTCTCCGAAGAATCTCAGAACATATCAGTACAGATCAATGGGACCATACACTTGAGTATTACGAAGGTGATGGAACAGAAGAGCTGTAAATGTTATGAAAGACAAAAAATTGTGGTTAAATATAGCAACAAAACTATTCTTACTACCACTAATAGAAGAAGAAAACAGTTTAAAATGGCTAAATAAAACCACACTTGGAATATACGTAGCTGACACAAATAAACCAGAATGGGAAAATAAAATAATTATATGCTATGACAGAGGAGCTTTTCCGAATGAACTTAAAGTGAGATTTAAGAAAAACAAAAATTCATATGCTGAATATACAGAATTAATAAACGGAAACGCTTACAAAGTCATAGCATTTACCATACCCCCACAACTAAAAAAAGATTTTATACACTTACTAAACGGAGAATACACCAAAGTAAGTATACAAACTCAAAATAAAATATTAGACCACTGGGGACCAATAAGTAGTAAAGCTAGAAAAATAGCAACACATTTTTTTAACGGATACAATTATTCATATTCTGTTAAACCAAAATTAAATGAAGCTATTCTAAATCTAAACAATATACCAATAAAAAAGGCGGATTTTAATCCGCCTTTATCTTTTTTATAGCCACAAAGAATTAGTACCAACCTAACCTCGAATTATATTACAAATCATCTCTAATGTAAGAAATTGTTTATTTCCTATGAAGCGTTACCTATACGACCTAATTGTTTAGCTCCTGGAGTAAGTCTAATTGCTTGATCCAGCAACTTATTAGATACTAAATGTTTACCAGTACTATATTCTTCAAAAGGATCAAACATCTGCATAAATAACTTAAGTATATCATTTATATAACTCATAACAGGAAAAGGATCTTGGAAAAGCTTAGTAAAAGAAGTAGGTAAGACATAGAAAGTCATATCTGTAAATAATCTATAAGCCTAATACTTTATTACCCACAATATTTCCTATCCAAAGTCATGATCATCATCATCTCCAGGATTAATTAAAGCAAATATAGCATAGCTCAAAGCTGCAACTGAAAATTCAATAGCTGACTTAATTACGTTTCTCTTCTCGTCATCGGTCATAGTACTCCACTTCATCACCTCTATCTAAAGTTGTTTAGCTTTAAATATATTAGTAGCAAAGAAATTTATCATACCAGCTGTATATTCATTTCTAAACAGCCAAGAAGCAAAATCTCTATGCATACCACCTATTTCAGTATCGAACACAGAATCGTAATATCTCTTTTGATAACGTCTCATTACAGTAGGTTCAATCCATCTACGTAAAGACAAACCAATCCAACCATACCATTGAGATTCAGCAGCTACAGATGCTCTATCGCTATAATTACCGTGCAGTGAAATTAGTACCTTCCTAACCTTGAGTGAAAATAAGTTTTGCTACATTTTATCAAAATTAGCAACTTTATCATCTACTACTAACTAATTATTCTCATCAAAAGTTACATAATCATACATACTACCTATTACTTTACCATTATCGTCTTTAGCTTTCATAGTCATCAAACAAGCAGTTAGGAATCTGATCTACATCTCATGCTCACCCATCTTATTCGGAGTATATAAGATATCGCTAACAGAATGTCTCATAAAACCTTCTAATGATAAATTCTTATTTGATTCAAATATACCAAACCATTCAGCCAACTAATTTAATTTATTCTGTGGTACAGCTTTATTGACATCTGCTAGTAAACCGTAAAAGTTCTTAGCAAATTCTTTAGTAGCTCTAGCATAGTCTTCTTTCGTAGTATGCTGTCCTGCAACAGCTTCTTCTAATTGATTTACTTCACCCACCAATATATTATTGAGTGCTGCTACCATATTACCAGACATTACTCTCTTATTAGACATACCAACTATCCATTTTATTAATTTAGCAGTATCTATTACTTTATCAGAGTACGGTAATTTAATTTTACCCATATCTTGTACTCTATTTCCATAGAACACCTAATCCACCCAAGAATCAAACTAATTCTAAGTATTAACTTTATGACTGGATACTTTATTTTTATTACCTTTTAACAAAGAAATAACATTATCCTGAGTTTCTCTACTAGCTAACAATGCCTATGTTTGCAGTATTAAAGACTCCAAATCACGTTTAACTAAGTAAGTATCAGCAGCATCAGCCCATTTATAAAAGATAGTAGGTAAATCAAAAGATTGTTCATCTTCTGTTATAATCCCTTCTGCATAATAATACATAGGAATTTGCCGTATGCGTTTACCATTTTCGTCAACAAAAGTACCACGGATATCATCGTCTTGCATAGGTAGCATTTCTGTCTATAAGTAGTTCTTTATTGTTGACGTTACACCATCGCTATTTACTCTTTCAACACCTCTCTTAATAACGCTAGGTAACCTAAAGTTAAGACGTAATGAACGTGGCATTGAATAATCATATGTTTTTATAAGATCTAAAAATAATTTATACAACTACCATTTAGGGTCATTAGAGTCTTTGTATTTTAACATCTCCACATACTTAGCATTTTTATATATAGCAGGATTAGGTTTACGATACTTTTCATCTAAATCTCGTGTCAAATCATCTAATTCCTATCTTATATCAGCAGTAATAGTACCGTCTTTATACATAGAAAACCAAGATTTTCTTTTATCTGCACTAAGTTTAGCATTTTGTATAACTTTTTTTCTTTTTTCTTCATCCAATGGCTCTAATATAGATGCTAAATCTTCATCCATTTGTCTATTGTAACCTTCAATGTCAAATATAGGATTGTTTGTTCTAAGCCATTCTTCCCAAGCTGCTTGCTGTTCCTAAAAAGTTAAAGATCCATCAGAGAATATTCTGTTACGTTCTTTTTTAGATGCTTGCAAATACTCTCCACCAATTGGATTAACCAAGTAAATAACACCATTGTCAGTTACTTCTACAAAATCATCAAACACCTTTCTCAGGTCACTAAAATTAGTAGTACCATACTTTGCTTTGTATTCTTTTAGTACTTTACTTATCTAAGCTCTTAATTTAATCATTCGCTGTTCTTTATCACTAATTGCAAAATCGAATCTTTGTACTATAGCTTGTACAAAAGGATCTTTAGATTCATAAACTGTACCAAAGTTAGCTAATATAGAATTGCATTCAAACCCAGATTCAGCTACATGTCTTTGAGCATCTAACCATTCTCTAGTTTGATACTCTATATCATTACTGTTATCTCTTAAATACTGTTCTATATGTTGTTGAACTCTCAAATTAAAATCTTTATCTGATTCGTTAGGACCTTTTGGGTTGTTTTCTATATACTTCTTTCTTTCTTCGTTTTTAATTCTATATCTAACTATACCTACGTATGGTAGAATTTCATTTAAATATAGTTTAGAACCAATTGTATCACAAGCATCTAATATGTTTCGTTGTGCCTACTATAATTTATTACAAGCAGTTTCTATAGCTCTCACATTATCGTCTCCAAATATATCAGAATACCTATTAGCCAATCCTGATATTCTATTTACTATATCATAAGACGATGCTATTTCTCTATAGCTCTATAATACATTTAAATCCCATTTAGCATCTTTCCCTTGTTTATATCTTTCCTATATCTGTTTATTGAGTCTACCTAAATGATCAGCTGCATAATTAGTGTACTAAAGTAAGGCATCTAATTCTGTCATGTTTGATATCTTTTCTAACAGGTTTGCAGCATCTTTAGCTTGAGTGCGATAACTTCTGCGTAGCTTAAGAACCTGTTCTTGAATACTTAGTTTTTTCTATATAGTATTCATCAAATTAGTAAGTTCTTTGAGCATTTGATCCACTTTTTCAGTATCATTTCCAAAAATAGTTTTATCACCAAATATATTATATTCAACATCAAATTTAGTTTGTTGTGATTGTGTTATCTGATAGAAACCTTCTTTCTTCATTTGACTGTTAGCTTCTTCATTAGTACCAAACACAGTACTTAATCCTGCTTTACTTATCTTACCTTTATCAACGGAATACACAATCGGTATAATTCCCACTTTAGAAATAGGTATACCATTTTGCTATAGTATATACTTATACACAGATAGCTGAAAATCGTAGCCGTCTTTTTCAGATTTTAGTCTAAATTTTTTACTAGTAGAAAACAAAAAGCCTCTCAATCTTGATCCTTTTTCATTGACTAGATACCCTTTATCGTTTTTCTTATTGTTATAATTTATTAATTTGGTTTTAAAATCCATTAATACATACTCGCCTGTTTTCTTATCTTTCAATATTAAGTCAGCGATACCAGCAACACCATGTTTAGGGTCAGCTAATACTGCTTCAGATGCAACAAAGTCATAATTTTGTTTAATATGATTAACTACATTAATTAAGCCTTTTATAGCTTCCCTAGACATACTATTTGTAAATAGTTGTATATCTAAATTGCCCTTCAATACTCCTTCTAAAACAGCGTGTATATTAGTACCATTGTTTCTAGCTTCTTGAGATATTTTAGCTTGCACCTGATCTTCCAATGATGCATCATAATTATCGTAATTAGCCTTTTCTTTAAAACCTGTAACAGATGTTAATACTTCACCTGTTTTTTTATCTGTAAATCTATGTTCTACTTCATCAAAGGTAACAGTGTTTGCTAAATTTTGTAGTATCTTTCTTACCTAATCCACAGATGGTATTTCTTGATGAAATACTCCAGACACTTTCTACGTATCGTCTAGCTGTTTACGAATCAAAAAACTATCTGTAATTTCGGCAAGCAAAGCTTGTTTGGCATATTTATTATCAAACAATTTTTTAACAAAATCTTTGAATTTCTACCACCAATTTCTAGCTTCACCATCCATATTAGCCACCCTAATACCTACAGCTTGTACCAACTATTCTTTACCACCAAACGTTTCAATTCCTTCTTTAATTATTGGAGCATTAGAAAACATTTCTACATAGTAATGAGCATATTCGTGAGGAATGGTATCTTTTCCAGATTTAGTCATATCTATCAACGCTTGCATAGCATCTAAATCAATAGATCCAGCATATCCACCACCTATGGCTTCTACAAATTTCAATTCTATTTCTGGATACAGCTGTTGCATGATATATGCCATTCTTTGAGAACTACTAAACTACTATGGAGTTTTAGCATCAGGTCTAGAGTATACTTGTTTACGTAATTGCGCAAAAGCCTCCGAAGAAGCTTTTGCATAATCACCTTCATATTTATCCCACAAATAATATGCTTGGTTTTCTCCAACCATATCTTCAAGAGTTTCAAACTCTTTCTTTACTTGTTTATTACTAAAATTTGGACAAAACGGAGTCATATTAATTAATTTTTACATTTATCTTTAATAGCACTACCTTTCTAATCACTATCTTCAGATTCTTTATTGTTATTTAACTCATCACCTATCTAATTGTACAGTGCCTAAAATACAGAAGACTGTTCGCCGAAATAATTTACAAACGTATATATCTACTTATCGGAATTGTTTTTGTATATCTCTATAGCAGTATTTGCAGAATCACCAACGATTGCTATTTTCTAGCCATTTGCTGTGGGTATTTCAGTCTAATCTATAGATATTACATAAAATTCTTTATTTTTAAATCTAGCATAGTCTCTAACTGGCAAATGATAACTGAAAGAACTGTCCGCTATAAAATACACAGCATCTACAGTATCTACTAAAGCTCTTTGCTGTTCAGAATCATCATTGGCTTTTTGAGAATTGAAATATTTAGAATAATCTATACTTCCACTTAAAGCATCATCTATCTTATCTAGAGTAGTATTAGTATTATTCATATAAATAGATTGTTCTTTCTCGCTTAAACTATTGAATCCCAATTTATTAAAATCATTGTCCTACCACAGTAAAGATCTTATAGTACCATCTTCACTAATATACCCGTCAGCCCTTAAAGCAAATGATTGTCTCTTATTACTCTTATATCCAAGTTTATTAACTTTATAATATACAGGATTAGAAAATGTTGCGCCTGTTTTTTTAGAAATAGAAGACACTTTTTCTCCAAGACGATATAAGTCATATCCATTAGAAGTAGTTATTTTAATAAAAGGACTATAAGTATTAGTACTTCTATTAAATAACGAATTAGACCCTTTAGTAATAGTAATCACATCATTGCCGACAACTCTTTTGATTACATATTTGTGATTTCTAGGAGATATAGTAGGAACATAATTGTCATCAGATACAGCTAATAAGCTAATTACTTGGTCTTTTTCAGTATTAGTCATACCTGTTGTTCTACCCATGACATTTTCAGCAATATACTAATTAAATGTCTTTCCACCAGCTCTTAAGTTAGCTAAGTACTGTGGTGGAATAATATCGTATACTGTAGTTCTAACAATACCACCAGCATTTGAATCAGTACCGCCAGATACATAGAACATGTAAACTGCAAAATCTTCAGCCCATTGTTTTATTTCAGGATCAGTACTATTGAATAATTCACTTAAAGCTAATTGGACATTGTTTTTAACGTCAGAATCTTCTTTAAACTATTGTGTAACCAACATGAATTGAGGAACTTTGACATCTCCAAGTTTGTTATACTTAACAGCGTTGAACAAGTCTATTCCTTCACCTCTACGCAACGCTTTACGTTTAATAGCTTCATATCTTCCAGGAACGCTATTTTCACCATATGTTAACTTCGCTAAAGCTTTTCCGCCAAATCTCTCAATTATATACTGGTTAAAGAATGGCAAATAAAGTACAGTTTTTATTTTAGGTCCAACCACTCTTAGGAATTCTTTACTTTGTCTACCGTATAAACCCTATTCTTTACTCAGTTCATTAGCAGCATCAACGTACACTTTGGAAAATTCAGGTAATAATTTACTAAATGTGTCAAATATACCCATAACTCCTTTAGTATACTTAGCTCCTAAGAACGTATTATCATACATATCTCTAGGATTGTTAAATGCGATATTATATTCTGAGTTGAATTGATTCACACCTTGAATAAAAGAAAGTAATTGGTTAATATTAACACCATACTTCTTAGTATCAATCTGAGCATTTGAAATAGCATTGTGGTACTCTTTTGCTAATTCATACAATTGTTTAAACATGCTTGCATATGTAAGCTAATCTTTAATCCATCTAGCATCATGTTTAGGTTTAAGATTACCCATTAATACATCATGTTTAGTTAATTCTGAATATTCTTTTTCTGGTATGTTTTCATCACCTAAGGACTTTAATCTGTCATTATAATCTTCTATCACAGAATCCATAAAATACGTACCTCTTTTTTCCTAATCCGATACACCAATGAGTCCTTGTTTATAAGTCAACCAGTTATCAGAAATTTCCTTTATAATAGGTTGTGTTAAAAAAGCAAATGTATCATTACCAAACCCAGACGCAATTAACATAGCTACTACATCAAAAGTATAAGCGTTAACGTTAGCGTTACCGATATAGTTATCTTTAGCAGCATCTACAAACGCGTTAATAAGACCTGAAGTTGAATCCAATATTTCTTCACCGTATCTATCAAAAGTTTCTCCTAATTTCTACAATCCCAATTGTTCAATAATTGGGAATTTACGCATATCTAATTTAGCAATCTAAACAAAGAACTAGAATACACTATTTAATGCCATAGGTCCAATACCTGCATCAGAGCCCGAATTAAGTTTTTTCTGTCTAGTTTGAAATACTGGGTTAAGATAAAATCCGTCTAAATTATCAGGTAATCCGTCTGCTTTACCTCCAGAATATTCTTCTAGTTCTTTCTTGGCAAATGTACTAATAGGTCCTGTAGCAACGTCCAATGGAGTACTAGTAGCCAACGCATGATCTAAAGAAGTCAACACACCTTGATACATATCTAATAAGAAATTTTGTAATTTTTTGGAATCGGTGCTGTTTATATTATTCATCACTTCATTTATATCATACTTAACTTTTTGCATTTTACCATTAACAACTTCATAATTGTATCTAGCTAAGAACATTTTATCAATATCAAAGTCAGAACCAGTAAGTGCAGTAATACCAGAAGGGAATTGGATCATGCTACCATTAAGACTAGGTACTAAATCTACTATTTCAACAGGTATAGTTGAATTCTACCCCTGTGTAGGAACACGATATGATAATGCAAATAATTCTTTATTATCTAGTATGAACCTGCGCTGATCTTCAAAGTTATCAAAATCGTATCCTTTAATTTTATTACGTTTAGCTTCCTATATTACATCGTCAAAGAAATTTATAGACAATCTAACTTGCATTCTTTGATGAATATTGCCGTTAGAATCAATTTCCCCAGGCATATATAGATGTTTGTCAGCATGTTGCTTCAAATTCATGAAATTATCATAACCAACACTAGTTACCTGATACAAAGCTTTACCTGGAGTAACAGTATCTATTATAGTATCACCCATTTGAGCAAGAATACGAGACATTATCCAAGCAATATTTGGCATTGCTGCTGGGTGTATTTTAAATTCACCGTTTTCATCGACTTGGAAAGCAGCTACTGTTTCAGCTGGAAGATTCTCAGTTTGAGCCATGGTCTATAAAGACTTCATAAAAGCTTTTTTATCAACAACTCCGTTATCGTTTATACCCCATTTTTTGTTAAATTTAACAGACCCTCTTCTAGTAAGTTCATCTAGAATCGCTTTATAGAATGTCTGAAGCATTTGACCATCAACTGTAACACCATTAACTCTATATCGTCTGTCTTTATTTGTGTTCATCATTGCCACTTTCATAAATTGAGTCAATAGATTAGCGTCGTTTGTGTGATGTGAAGCTGTATTAAGCTGGTCTCCTAACAAAGAAAAGTATTGCGATTGAATTACTGAAGCATTTAGTGCAGCTCTATCCACCTTACCGTTTAAATCGAACAATTCAAAGTTGGGTAAACCTCCTGATTTAACGGCAGTTTCTTGTTTAACCACGTCTACATTACTATCTTGCATAAAATCGTATAACTGTTGTATTTCATGCCCTTCTACTTCAATTTTCCATAATACTTTATAAGAAGATTTATCATAAATTGGAGTAGTAAGTCCATCCATTCTACCCTAATCGTACCCGTAGTAGATATACTTAAGAGATGGCGATTCAAATTTAAATTTATCAGCAATACCAAAAATCCAACCTTTGTAATCACGCACTTCTTTACTATTCAAATTGGTTTTATTAGCATCGTATGCCTTAGCTTTTTTTACTAATTCGTCATAATTTATATTAAGTACTTTACATATATTATCCTAAATAAGCCTTATAGTTCTAGGAGTAAGCTTGTCAGATCCAAATTTATCATAATAAGTAAGTAAATTATATATAGCTTCAGATACATCATTCCATGCTCCTTTTCTCTATTGTAAAGCTCTAAACATTTGACTGGTAACCCAACTTTGAGCATCTGATGGGTCATTTTTAAGATAACCCTCATACCTGTTTTCAAAGTCTTTTACCGCAACATCTAATAACTAAGCATCAGACATAGGTTCGCCGTTGATCATTACTTTCAAACGACGTTCTTCTCTAAATTGTAACAACCTGCTTATAAGTTTAGCTTTACGATAACTATCTTTTATATTACCATTGTCATCTAAAACATCAGAAGTGTCAATATTTACTTTTATATTATTGTCTTCCAAATATATTTTAATCATGTCATCAGATAATCCAAGAGCTCTATAAGCTTCTCCCTTATACTTAGCTTGATTTACAACCATTGTGGTGTTCAAAGTAACAGAATTATAAGTGTTGCTATCGAATAGTCTATCTTCTTCGTCAAATGCATTTCTTATAGTACCTTTTTCTGAAGTAAGAGAAGTTGTGGAAACAATACCCGAATATCGTTTAGTTACACCGTCGATATTTTTATGATATGCAATATCTCCGTGACATAGTTTCTCAAATTCTGATATATCTGACATACCTTGTATTACAGCAGAACCAATAGCTCTATAATAATCATTACCGCTTAATTCATTTATGTTGACAGATTGTTTTCCATAAATGTATTTTTTAATTAAATCTGAAGGCAAGTAACGATTACTTGTTATATTACCAGCATCATCTACTATAATAGCTTTTAATTGTTGTAGTTTAACGATAGCGTACGCAATATTATCATTTAACATGCCTCTTATTTGTTTTCTGATACTTTCTCTGTTTATCATATCATAAACATAATCTATAGAACTTTGACGAGAATCTGTATCAAACATATTAGAAGATATTTTTTGCACCATGTTAGAAGAAAGATTTATAGATTTGCCTATATCTTTAAAGTGTCTAAACTCATATCCTCTAGGACCTTTTTTACCAGAACGTAAATCTATATGGAACGCTCTTCTATAATATCTATCGTTAACTTCATCATACAACCATTGCTACTCTCCTTCTACGTAATGATACGTTTTTACTAATAATCTAAGTAACTTGGCAGCTTCTGGATTATTTTTAAATATTTGTTCCTACTACAATGAAGATAATTTTGAGAACGAATCAATAGTGTAATTACCATTAGTTACCTAGTTCAACTTTTCAATGAAGTAATCTCTAGTGTATCTAGCATCTGATATAGCCATAATTTCATCTGCCAAATAACCAACAAATACATCTATTACTTTAGGATTTATATCTAAATTATCATTGATTATGTTTTCAAACATCGGTATGCCTTCAATATCAGCAGCAAATCTTTTATTAGCCAACGCTGGTGTAACATGTTTACCTGACCATATGGATATAAACCTGTTTGTCAAATCTTCTAGTTCTGTTACTTCTTTATCTGCTACAGAGTCATTCCATTCATCATCTAATACTGTACTAAGTTTTGTGTGTACTTGTACTTGTTTAGCTCCACCTAAATTTTTTAGTGTACTTAACCACACAGAATGAGAATTATAAATATTATTCAACATCTTATCAACCCATTCTTTAGTATTAGCAAGTATGGCAAAAGTTCTAGTTATGAAATTATACTATCCTATTGAATATATTTTGGTATTTCTGGGACCTTTTTGAGATTGTGTGGATGGTATAGACTTAATATAAGAACCAAACATTTGAGATAGCTAAGTAAGAATACCTTTTTCTGTAAACATCTCATCTAACTTCTTATATACTCCTTGCTAACGTTTATTGGAAGATTCTAGAAGTCTAAATTCAGAAACATTAGATGTATTTAACTTATTTAAAGGTTGTAAAAGCAAATTTTTACCAACCTTACCACTTTTAGATGCGTTACGCATAGCTTTCTGCCAAGCTACAGCATCTTGCTATAAATCGCCAGTAATAGTTCCAAATTGATAAAGTTTATCTGCTTCTCTAAGTACGTCTTTTATAGACTCTAAGTTTTCTATGTTCAATTTGTTCATAGCCTATTTTAGCGGAGTTATCATATTTCTAAATAACTTGCCAGCTTCACTAGTAGTAGCTACACTGTTTAATTTATCAGAAATGATATCAAGCGCAACAATCATAGATCCTTTCCATTTATTGTCTAGTTTACTTTGGATTGCATCTAAACTTCCGTTCTTAGTAGTAGCTCCATATCTATATTCGCCATTTGAACCTATGTTTCTAGCAGTAGTAGTGTAAGAATGAGTTTCAAAATTATGAATATACTTAACAAAGTCAGTAAAGAATCTGTTCAATAAAGCACTATTAGTGTTTTCATTACTAAGTATATGATATACCTACATCATAGTAGAACTATTTTCTTCTTCCATTTGTGTCTTAGCTGCCGAATACAGTTTGTTCAACATATCTTCTACACTATTAGAATTAGTTATAGCGTGTACTATTCTAGTATATAAATCTCTTACATTTGCAAATTTGAGTATACCATCTGGCGTATATTTAGCAGTAGCTGCATCTGTAGGATCTAAATCAGTTATAGACCATAGTAGCATTTTCATACTAGCGTCCATACTGTTATACATATCTCTCATATAACTATCTCGATAGTCTGAAAATCCTAATACATCTATACCGTACTCTTGTAATTCATCTTGTCCATCTTCTGTAATTTCAACATCTTCTTCAATATCAGCTTTTAATACTTTATTAGGATTGTGAGAAGTATCTTGGACAAGGTTAAATTGACGTTCTACAAAATTACGAATTATTCCAGCCCATTGATCCCAAGTATCGTCTCTTACGATATTTTTATAAACATTAATAAGTCTTACCATCTTAGCCTAAGCTATAGCAATATCGTCATCACTAAATCGGCTTAAGTTTTTATCAATTTTTTTATTACGCAATTGTTTATCTAACTCAATGACGGCTTTAGTATATGTTGCTATATCATGTTGATAAGATGCTTTTAATGCGTTGGTATTTATAGATAGTCTACCATCTGTATTTGTATATATACCAGAGTTATAAATTAATTTACCTAGCATATCACGCATTATTTCATTATATTGGATTGCGTCTTCAGCTAAAGTAACTCCGTTTACCTTGAAACCAGAATACACAGGAGCTTTACTGTACATCTTTTCAAACTCTTCTATGTTGTTTTTAGTAGCTTTGGCATATGCAAATCTACCAGAATACATATCTTTAAACAATTTGTCAAGATTACTGTAATTAGGATTTATATTTTTGCCAGAAAGCTTCCTTACTATATTTCTCACAGCATCTGTAATATGCTGAAATACTTTACTGAAGATATTACCTTCGTAGTATTTATCAGGGTGTTCCTGAGAACTTTCTATTACAAATTCAGCAAATCTATCTGCTAAATACTCTTCTATCTACTAATTTGAAGCAAAAGCGAGATCTGTGTTTTTATTGCGAGCATCATTATACATCTTGTTTCTTTGTTCTTTAGACAGAACAAATAAACTTATTCTGTGAAACGCTTCGTGATAGAACGAACCTCTAGCGATCTTATTAAGTTTAGCATCTCTGTACAAACGTATACCAGATGCTGCGCATTCTCCAAATACATAAATCTAAGCACCTCTAACTTTATCCCACACTCTTTTTCCTTCTGGTAGGAAAGAGAAATCAAAGTCTTTACCCAATATAGTTGTTACTCTATCTAAAGCAGAATCGTAATCCTCTTTCTACACATGTTGGTCTAAGAAGTCAAATATAGCACCTGTATTAACTCCATCTTGATATACCAGTTCTCTAGCAAACTAATCAGCCAATTTACCAATATTATCATCAAACAATGCTTCTGATCTGGAATTATACAATTTGTTTTGTACACCCCATATTGCTAACGCTCCAGATATAATATCTTTAGCTGTATTTATATTTTCAGAATTTCTAAGATTTTCTAATCGTTTTGCATTATTCTTATCAGTAGAAGACCCTATCTTTAAGAAATCTATTAGTTCCTACACAGATTGTAACTATGGTTTTTCCTGTATTGGAGCAGCAAACTGTGAAATTGGAGTAGGTCTCAAATTAAGACCTTTCAATTCTGTTTGAGTTTCAACACTAGTTTCAGGTTTTTGTTTATATTCTTCTAGTGCAGAAATAAAAGAATCATAATCTTCATCTGTTATATCTTCTTGTGAAGATAAAGCTATTTCCAAATCACTGCTACTACTATCTTTTGGTATTTGAACAGTAATTCCATTGAAAGACATTTTTAAATCGTCTCCAACCTCTTGTATACTTACTTTAGTATCTTCAGCTGGTTCATCTTCAAATTTTACAGTTGTTTCACTAGCCGTCTTTGGTTGTACTGGAAGATTCTCAATAGGGGTATTAAAACCGTTATATCCAACTGGTAAATTAGTTTGAGGCTAATTATGAACCACCTACTAAACTGGTTGTTGTGGAACAGTATTAGAATTAGATACCAACTACTACATAGCTTCAACTAATTGCTGTAACAAATTTCCTTGCTCAGACGATTGGGGTGACGTTTGTTTAGTATCTATATCAAAATCAGTATGTTCAAAACCTCTACCGAAGAATATAGCTTTACCATCTATTTGTACAAACTTGCCTTCTTCGTCTGCAAGTACTAATTGAACTTGTTTTTTATTAATAAGAGCTTTTATTAATCTAGCTATAAACTGTGGTTGTTCACTTATAGCTATACTAAGTTGACCAGTATCAGTATCTGCTGATAAATCAGCATCGTACGTAGCGGTAATCCGTTTGCTACGCATTCCATACACAGCTACTTTGTATTTTCCAGGTTGCAATTTGCCATCTTTAGCAAAACTGTTTATACGATCTTTAAACCCTTTCAAGAAGTTCTCAATATATTTTTGTGCTTCTTTTATGCCACCTTTACTTTCTTGATTGGTCATTTCGTCGTATAATTGATCAGAGTTTATTTCTTCTCCTAATCTTTGTTTAGCTTCAGCAGAAGTACCACTGTCTTGAGTCCTCTAAGCAGAACTAACAAATGTTACCTTTTTCTTATAATTTACATACACACTTGGTTTAACTGTAATAGCATTTGATGTTCTATTTAAATCTGTTAATACAATACCATCATCAATAAGTATTGTGGAATAAACTTCGTCCGCTTTGTGGTCAAAAAGAATATTACCATCCTCATTCTGTACTTTTAAATTATTACCAAGTACACTAGAGCCTGCTAATTTTTCTCTATCTATACGATATGTTTTATTTTGAATTATAAAATTTATTAATTCTTCAAAATTATTTTCATTAAGTAATTGCTGTCCAAAATGGACGCCTTGTTTATCCACATACAACAGTCTAGCATAATTATTATCTGACGGATTATTAGCTATAGCTTCTGTTCCGGTATATATAAAAGTATCTAATAATTGCTTAACAGACATATCTGTGTCTATGTTAAATCCCTCTATATTTATATCTCTAACATAACTACTTAAATTATATTTTCCATCGCTTATTCCTTTAAGTATAGAAGCTAAGAATTTAGCAGTTGCTCTATCAAATCTTTTAGGATTTAAGTGTACAATAGTATGTCTTCTAGAAGAAGATAAGAAAGATGGAGTTATGAGGTAAATAGCACCAGGAGTGCCGTTAGCATCCTTTACCAGTACTTTTTCACCTTTACTGTTAAAATACACGATGTTAGAACCTACTTCTGAATCATATGAACCATAACCAAAAATTACAGGAGATACTTTTTTACCTTCAAATTCATTTTTACTTATTTCTTCTTCAAGTTCTTTTTCTAATTGAGCATTTACTTGGTTTATTTTCTAATCATACACTTCATTGATTTTAGCAATAATGTGTGATTTGGTAGCTCCAGCATTATCGTATTTTAATACAAATTCTCCTTTTCTATTAACGCGTACAAGTTGATCATACAATTCTTTACCAAGTAATTCTTCATTGTCACCAATAAATTTAATCAGTTCTGTTTTTTTCCTAATTGATCTTACAGTTTTTTGTAAACTTTCTTGCTCAGTTTGAAGTTCCTACTTTCTTACTTCTGATTCTAGCTATCTACCTTCTGCTGACTCTTCATCCTATGCGTTACGCTTTAACCAATCTACTAAAGAAAATACATATTGACCATCGGAATTTTTGATTAAACCCAATGCTTGAATTTGATTTAATTTAGATTGTTCGTGTTTAGCTACACGATTAAAATTATTATAATCTATATTATTCAGAGGCTCAGCAGTACCCATAGTAATAGCTTGCATTACATTAGTAGGTCTACTTAATCTTGAGAATCTTCTATTGTCAAAATATTGAGATATTATACGATTACCCTCCTCAGAATTACCATTTTTCTTAAAACTGTAACCCAGAATCTCTAGCTTATCCATAAATTCTTGTGAATCGTGGCTATCTCTAATTAATTTTTCAATAGTATTACCTATTCTAACTAACAAATCTCTATTATCCTAAGTGTCCAGTGTACTTACAACTTCACCGTTCAATTCAATACTTAATGAATTTTTACCATTAAACCATCTGTTGTTTAAAGCTTCCTGTACGGTATCTTCTACTATAGGCGTAAGATTATTATCGTCTTGGTAATTCTTATAAGACAAAAACAATTCTGGTGAATACTTTTGAACAAAAGATAATAACAATTTGACCCTTTCTGTATTAGCACTCTATACTTTTGTCCCTCTTTTTTCAGCTTGACCTAAGGTAGGTATAACATACTTAGGTATAAAAGTACTATGCAAGTCAATTAACCCATCTGCATACTTAGCTAAACCTTTAAGTAAGTGAGCTAATTTAGTAGTATTCTACTGTTCTTCACTAAGGGGTTGATTAAGAGATTCAATATCTACATTATTATAACCAATCTATTTAGCTAATTGTACAAGTTCATTTAGATGAGCAGATACTTTAGTTATTGCTTCTGGTAATTCACCTTCATATCTTTCATCTATTTCTTTAGATGTCATTGTTTGACCGGCTTCATTTTGATAAATATTTAGATTAGGATTTACCATTGTTGTAACTTGATAATTGTATCCACCATTAGTTACAATCATGTCCCCAGGTTGAAATCCTATTTTGTTGGTATATTCTGGCTTAGAAGATTCAGTTTCCAATCCTTCCACATCTTCTTTTTTCTCTACCTTTTTATAATTATACCATAAATTATGTATTAATTCCGAACGCGAATCAAGTTCAGCTTTAGAAGGTTCGGTAGAATATGCATAACCTGCAAAATCCGCACCAACGACATATGACCATTTATTACCAACCCTTTTCTGATTAAAATAAATTCTTACAGGTAAGGCATATACCATATTATCGTAATCATCCTTGCTGAGTTTAGCCAATCCTATAGTTATGCTGTCTACTTCACCATTAGCTAATTTATTTATATTTTCTATTATATCATCTGTAGCTTTACCTTGTTCTCTAAGATACGCTATCTGCCTTCCTATTTTATTAAAATCATCAATGGCTTTATACCTGTTTAAAGTACGACCGAATTTCTTTAATATAGCAAAATCCTTACTTATTTCCTATTTAGCTTCATCAGAAGATTGATAAGGCATAGTAATAAAACCTCTCCAGAATTTACTAGCATAGTAAGGGTTGCTTAACATGGTAGATATTCTAGCCCCCATACTATTATTCAAAGGATACCCTTTAATCATTAAAGGTCGGTCTTTACTCTTTTCTATTAAATCTTGTTGATGTAGAGGACCGTGCTTTTTACCAGTTTCGTTATCAAGATTAAATTCAAAAGTGTCCCCATCTACAGAATCTATATTTCTTTTTCTATTTCTAGACTTTTTATTGGCTTCTATATCTTGGTTTACTGAATTTACCAGTCTCTTCAATTTATTACTAAATTGTTTAGTATTACCCAAATTATCTTTGGAAGTAAGTGTCTATAAGAAAGGATCGTCAGATTTTACGGTAAACTGATTAGAAAAGTCTATAGCTGATGCTGCTTCTTTTAATTGAGATATTGTTTTTCTCAACGAAGTAGCAGCTTGTTTACTAGCTTCATCTTCCTAACTATCTAACAGTTTTAATTCGCTTTCTAACGTATTTATCTGTTCGTTTATTCTGTCTTTTTCAGAATTTTGTGCTATTTTTCTACCACGTAGTAATAATCCTTCTTTTTCGGAGTATTCTGAATTTGTGAAATCAAAAGAATATCTATCTCCATTCTCATCAAACCACACAGTAGAGTCACTAGGAAAATTGGGATTGTGTCTCTATGTTCTAGCATTATCTTCGTCTACTAAATCAGTTAATCTAGTTAATTGATCTCCTAAGTGTTTAGCAGCTTTTTGTAACTTATCCAAATTCTATTTATCTTGGTCAGATATACCTTCAGTGTCTTTTTTATCAGTATATCTTTTAGACAGTTTATTCATTAAGTTTTTAAGGTATCTTGCGTAAGATAAAGCATCTGTACCCACAAGATCTCTGCCTTTATTTACTTCATCAACAATATTGTGCAATACACTTTCTTGTGGTATTGAACTCAACAAAGTTTCAAACTGCGATATAGTATTATTTATATCTTGCTATATTAACTGTTGTTGTTCTGTAACTTGAGCGTCTTGTAATGCTGTAAGTTCATCTTCTAATTGTTTAGGAGACTTTGTTTCATCAATTTCTTCAACGTCTTCGCTGTGTTTTCTAGAAGCTTCATTAACTGCGTCTGCTAATTTATTTTGTATGTGTTGAGCCTATCTATATTTAGTTATTTGCTAAGATATGTATTCTTTGTCAACACTTTGCAGTTTTTCAGATTTCTCCTGCAATAGCGGAGATATTATATTCAATATACCTCTATTTTTAGAATTATTTTGAATATTCTTAAACAGTTCTGTATCACTAATTAAATGTTCATCTAATTCGTTAAGAGCGTCTTCTGCCACATCTAATTCTTTAGCCAGTCTACTGATATTGTCTTTTATACGCTTCTTAGATTTTCTATTCTCTGATAACGTTTGATTCAAACTATTTGTAGCATCAAATAACCCGGTATATTTACTTATTCTACCTTGTGTCAATGCAGCTTTAATTTGTGTTTCCGCTATTGACTAATCTGTTAAACGATCATAATATTGCTGAACTTGTTTATCAATTAAAAGAGTAGCTATTTGTAACAGCTGCGCGTCTGTCAAATTGTCTTTCTTCAAAAGCTGTTTAGCTTTGTTTTTAAAATCTTCATTTTCTAGCAAAGTAATAGCATTGTTTCCGGCAACTAAACCTTCTTTTGCTTTCAAAGCCATAGCTTTAGAAAGTTCAGTTTTAGCGTTCCATGAAAGAGCTAATAATAAATATTCATCCTCTACGTCTAAATTCAATTCATTCAATTGTTTAGCCGATTGTTTTTTGTGAGAAATCAAATTATTATACTCTTCTCTCTACTCGTTTATAAACTCGTCAATATCAGTATCTTTAGGAATAGAACCATCTTTTGTTAAAACAGTAGTGTCCAAATTGTATTGCGTAGTTTTTCCATCAGATCCTTTTTGTTTTAACATATTACTAATTCTGTCTAACATATCAAGATAAGTACCATTATTCATGCCTTCTCTTATCTTTTTATAAAAATCAGAATTACGGTTAATCTCGTCTTGTTGCATCAACGCTGTAGCAACATAATCTCCAACTCTTTTGCTTTGAGTAATGTCGTTAAATGTTTTTCTAGCATTTAAAGCAGAACCAATTACACCTTGTGGACTAAAGAATGGCAATAGTGCACCACCCATCATCTCCTCAAATAACTGTGCATCATTTTCATATTCGTGGTTAATATTAAAAGCAGCTCCTAAAGTTTTAGCTCTAAGCCACAAATTGTCTACAGTATCTTCAATCAATTGACCATTTGTCAAAGCATCATAAAATGATGAATTTGCATAATCGTCCGCATACTCATCATTCATATACTTTTTAATAATTACGTTTTGCGATCCTTCTTCTGACGCTTCCACTGCGCTACGCCATACAGAACCTGTTGCAAAATCAAAAAGTTTGTCAGCTATTACTTTTTTTCTTAGATTAGAGCCAAGATTTGCAACCTGTAATCCTTGTGCCATTCTGTTAGCCATTGCTTGTTTAAATGGACTTCCTATGGTTTTATATGCAAATTTACCAACAGTTTTTGCAGTGCCTGTTAGATATTTACCCAACGGTATAAAATAAGATAAATCGGATAGTACTTCTCCAAACCCAAGTGCATTATTCTGCTCATATATTCTTCTAGTTCCAAGATATGCTTCTTTAGCTATCTGATCAAATTCTGAAGAACCTGATATGATATCGCCATCTGCTAATGCCGCTTGTATTATTTCATTATCGTTTAAATAAGTAACGTCTACACCTTTTTTAGCTAATTGCTGCTTAGTATTATTTATCACAGGTTGTAGATCTACATTTCTCTTTTCAGCTAGTTGCTATACTTTTTCAGAATACCCATTAAATGCTTCCATGTGGGACTCATTCTCACGCGAGGTTATTCCGCCAAATAATTGAGCTGCGCCAATAGAAATTATACCACCTAATACAGCACCAGCTGCGGCTCCAACAGGTCCAGCAGCAGCTCCAATTGCTGCTCCTAATTTAGATCCTGCTACGAATCCTCCCCAACCTGCTAACATACTAGTAGTCTAATACAGGGCACTAGTATTGCTAGTGCCCATAGTTGATGGCATTTTATAGAAAAAATTACCCCATCCAGCGGTAGCATCATTACTCTTTCTTGTATAGTACTGACTTATATCATAGTTCTTATAGGACTAATTTAGTTCTTCTAAATCACCTAAATACTGTTTATAATTTTCGTCATATTGTTTTTGGTTATCATTTATGATACCTTGTAATTGGTCTCTATTAGGGTCTGCCTAATATGACCAACTACCATTCTTACGCATAGAATCCGTAATATTACTTATTTCATTCTGAATAATAGCTACTTGGTCTTTAGAATCAACTTGATCTAATTGATCATACAACTCTAACAGTTTCTAAGAATCATTAATGTTCTATTTATTAACTGTCATTTTATCCTGAGAAGTCTACATCTAACCTTTTTGTAAACTTCTATAATAATCTCTAGTTGCGTCCTAAGCCCAATCTATGAAATCATAATCTGCTGCCCAATCTGAGGTGTTCTTATTTTCATAGTAAGCCTTATCCAGAAATCCAATGCTGTTATTTCTGTATAATATTGGATTTTTTGTAGCGTTCTATAAATCTATGTATGACATATTTATTATTAATTAAAATCCCATTCCGGGAGTCCAGTTATTTATCTAATTCATTAACGCATCATCTTGTTGTATCTACATTTCTTTTGTATTTGTCGTACCAGTTTCTTTCTAATAGCTTCTATTTGTCATAATTTTATCAACATCACTATCACTAGTACCCAAAACCATCCTTACTGTAACGTATCCTTGTGACCATCTGGAATCTTCTCCAGCTCCCTCTGGAGCTCCCGATACAGTAAAACCATAGTCTTTTAAAGTATTTTTAGGATTTTCTATTCTCCACCAAGAGGTATAAGCGTTTTCTATATCTTTATAAGGTACATTCACACTAACAAGTAAACCTTTAGTATTGCCTTGTTCTATGTAGCCTTCTACCTTGTCGATAGCTACTTTACCAAAATCACCTTTGGCTATTCTTTCTTCTATATCAAAATTATCTTGACCCAAAGTATCTCTATCAAGATGCATATTTTTAATATCATTAATTTTGTGTCCAGCTTGTTCTACAAGGCTTGTAACATAAGGATTATCTAATACAATGCTTCTGGGAGATATTAATTTATTAGGATCTATAATATAACCTACTTCTTCATTTACTTTTTTATTAGATCCAAATAAGCTATTTAACATATTTTGATTTAAATTCGGTCCAACTGGTTGTGTAATTATTCTTAACCCATCTTCCCACATATCGTGTACTTTCTTTTCGTCGTACATATACTCTCCACCATCAACGTACATTCTAAAGTTACTAAAAGGATTTGCATTAGGATCTAATTGTAATGTTTTATTAAAAGCTTTTTGCATGGCTCTACCCTCTGCTTCTTTTATCATATTTTGATGCTATTCTTCATACTACTATATGGCAGAATTTATTTTATTTCTATCTTTATTACTAACTACAGGAGATTGTAGTGCAGCTTGAAACGCGACTTGATCTAATTCTTCAGAATCTTGGTGTCCTTTAGCAATAAGAGTTTGTTTAATTAGTTCTACAGCTTGTGCAAATTTAGGATTGCTGTTCATAATTTGATTAGTAAGATTGTCTATATTAATCTAGGATTCTTCTGTAAGTTTTTGATATTTCTGAAGGAAACTAGGATCTGATAGTTCGTCTCTACTATCGTTAGATAAAGTTCTATTGAATATATTTTGACGATGCTTCAAGTACTATCCAGTTAGCATATCACTAAGTCCTAACACAGCACCAGAAGGCTTACCCTAACTACCTTTTCTAGCTTGTGCTAATCTTATAGCAGCTCTATTCTAATATTCAGCCATAGCATATGGATCTACTACAGGTTTCTTTCTAACATATTCTAATGCATCGTTCATAGCTTGATTTCTAAAAGCATTCTCAGCCTACTCTAAGGTCATACCATTTTTCATCATAGCTTTTATATGAGCTTCTGCTATAGGGGTATTACGTATGGATGACCAATTGGTATCTACTTGTCTTATTACAGTATCTGCATCAACGCCAATCCAATTATATCCGCCTTTACTATACAAGAACGAATCTTGCAAGTTGTTTACATAAGGTTCTACTTGTTCTCTAATTGATTGATAACGAATAGGATTTAAATTATTCATTATTCCCTAATCTTTAGTATTCCAATTAGTTATGTCAATGTCGTCCATGTTGACATCGTACCTACCTTCTGCTTGTAACTTAGCTATATTTTGCTCGCGAAGTCTAAGATTTTCAGCAGATTGTTGATATTGACTTAACAAGTTGTAATCTAAGTTGTTTATAGTATTTTGTAATCTAGCTCGATAATCTGCGTTTTTCATAACACTTGGGTTAACAGCAGCTTCTTGTATTAGAGGATCTAGAACTTTTATAGAAGCGTTATAATAATTCTATGTATCTACACTAGAAGGTGAAACAAATTCTCCAAATTTTTTAATATTTGTTTCTAATTCTTTTTCTGCTTGTTTTCTTTGGTCTGCATAATCTTTACCTAATGCGTATAATTTTTCAAACGGTATTGGTACATATTGACTAATATAACCATAAGAAGCAGGTTCATCGTATCTATTAACCATTTTTTACTCTATTTAATATTTTATTAACTCTATTAAGTACATTGTCTTCTGTACCATAATTAAGCATGGGTTGTAACATTTCCAAAGCTGCCATATCCATACTTGTTTGTTTTTTATCTCTCAGTGACGCTCCCCAATTATTTAAAGCTGAAGCAAAATTTCTTCTATTTATATTTCTAGCATTTGCTTTATTCTGTGCATATTCAGTAGCAGCAGTGTGCCTAGCATCAGCATACTGTTGTCCCCATTGATTAGCTATTTGGGCATTGTTAAACGCCATTTGATTTTCAGCATTATTTTTAGTAGCGTAAGCATTAGCAATAGTTTTGTTCTTATTAACTGCTGACTGTAAACCAAATGCCATATTAGCTCCAGTGTTAGGATTAATATTAGCCATATTATACCTAGCAATTCTATCACTTAAAGTAGCTTCTCTAAGTATAGGATCTATGTTATAATTAGTAGGACCATATACTGGATTATAAGTATAAGTATCTACTTTTTCTGCACGTTCTCTGTCAAATAGAGGAGCTAAAGTAGCTACAGTAGAATATAAAGAAGACATATCTAATCCATTACTTACTGCATCATCTGGAGAAGGATTGTACACAAACGGTCTACCAATATTCAATTTGGGTAAAACTTTACTTGGTTTAGAAGTTAATTCTGTTAAAGATGGACGATCATTACTAAAAGGTTGTATTGGTCCAGTAACTTGTTCCTAAACAGGCTGTTGTACGCTTGTTTGTACTGTGCTTCTTTTTGTACTTGGAGTGCTACGAACTGCTGTCTGTGGTATTGAGGTGTCTTGAGTTATTGTGGGGATTGAATAACTATCAGAAGTATTAGTACCTATTACACCCAAAGCAGGTGTGTTAAATTCGGGATTAATAGAAGATAGTCGCTCGCCAACAGTAAGATCACCCCAATTACCATTCATGTACATATTTCCAATAAAATAAGGATCATTTGCATTTGGTATACTGTTCGTAGTTTTATTCTACTAATAAGTAGAGTACCTCCTTGCTCCAGACGGACCTATAATTCTAGGTTCACCTTGAGTAAACACATCTCTGTACAAGTTCCAATTAAATCCTTCATCAATTTCTTTAGGATCTGTAGCGTTTTTACTCACTGGCACAGCTTCGTTGTTTCCAGTAACTTTATATTGTTTTCCTTTATACTCAGAGGTGTCGCCAACCTAGTATTTTTTACCAGCTACCTCAAAAGCGTGATCGTTGAATATTGTTGGTGTGTTTTTCTTTATCTTTTTATTTGGTAACTTTAAAAAATCGCGTTTACCAACATTATGTGTACTTTTAGTAGCAGTATCCTATTTTAGGACAGTTGGTTGTTCAATCTCCTCAGAATCATTGTAATTCTAAATCCACATAGAATCTGGTAGGAGATCGTTGCGTACATCATTCATTTCAACAAAACCACCTGTGTTAGGGTCAATATAACCAAAACCACCTAGCATAGGATCATATATATATTTTAGTTTTACTTTTTTTCTGCCAGATACACCAGAAGTTCCTTCTTCATAAGTTGGAATACTTTGTTTTTTATTTGTTTTTTTATTCTTTATAGATTCTTGCTATTCTAATAAATTCTAATAAGTTATTTGGTTATTTCTTTCATTTAATATCTAACTGTTTTCAGCATATATATTATTAGCTTTCTTATTGCTTTTTTTCATCAATTTCTTACCCATTTCTGCAAATGTTTTATTAGTTCCTGGAACTTTTAATTTATCACTCAATACTTGAGTTCCAACAGGTACATTTAACAAATTAGAATCTGTAGGTTTACCTTCTTCTGGTATAGAACCTATAGTTCCATCTGGTGTTCTTAACATCTCACCATCATCTAAGTAAGCCATAGTAGATGGTACTACTCCACCTTTAGATAAACTTAATTCATTGTATCCATTTTCTTGATAGTAATCAGCTGCTACTCGTTCAGACATTTGTCTGGCTTGAATACCGTTTTTAATTCTACCAGCCTTATTACGTATATAACTTTTACTATGACCAAATAGACCAGCTATCCCTGATGGTAATTCATACTCACCAGTCTACTCATTAACAGAACCACCAGAACCTATACTTGAAGTAATACCACCAATAGCTCCACCTATTACTGCTCCCCAAGGTCCACCAATAGAAGCTCCCATTGCAGCTCCAGATCCTATTCCACCTATTACACCAGCTGCTGTAGGTTTCTTTCCACTAGTAGCATTACCTATCATACTACCTACAGCACCAACTCCTTGTGTAACTACATTAGCTTTATCTACTCCACTCATATTCCCCCAATTTGAAATAGCGTCAGCGCCAAAAGCGTATTGAGGAATTTTTTTTAATTTCTTAGTTTTCATATTATAACATTGAATATCTATAAGTTGTTTTAACATATGGAAGTTTGAACTCTTTGTTATCATTACAATCAAATGTGTAATTACAAATTAAATACTTTCCTCTCATTCTTCCAGTATAAGACATATTAGTTTGCTATTGTAAATCAGGTTTATCTTGTTTTTCTCTACTTATCGCAAATCTATAATTATCTTCTCTAACTTCTATGTTGTTGTAATCTATAGGATCTGTCACTTGAGTTTTAGTTTCAAAATGTATATCTGTTATTAATGTAGGTTTTTCTTCATCTCCAACATCTTCAAATTCAGCAGAGAACCATTGATTATCGAATACTTTAGTATACGCTATATCTTTATTTACTACAAATCTTACATAAGATATACGTTCTTCCTTCTCTTTGCTATCATCTACGTAATACATATTGTGTAAATAGTAACAATTGTTGTCTTTAATAGTAACTAATCTAGTAGAAAATGGGAAGAACCAGTTTGGATTATGAGTATAGAAAGATGTAAATACATTTAACTATTCATTAAATATTAAACATCTATCGTATATTCTAAACCATACTTCATTATATTTTTTATCATAGAATGATACTGGATTTTTTCTAGCTGAGTCTGGCAATCTATTTAAATATGTCTATACTTGTTTTACTTTAGATAATTCATTAAATCCATTACCCAATGAACATATTATATTTTTATCAAAATCGTGCCAGTATAAAGTTGTTTCTGAATTAGTAATACTTTTATCATTTATGATACTACTACCATTTTGTGTAACTAAATAATCATACCTAGTTAATACCCCTCCAGTACCTAATACTAGTTCTCCAGCGTTGTTGTCATTAATTAATGATCTATCATTGACAGAAGCTATACCAACAGAACTGTCCTAAAAGAAGTATAACCTATTCTTGAATACTTTTAAATTAGTAACTGGTCCGTATGTACTATCTGTATCTAAATAATTAGCAAATTTAAATTTAGTCCAACTATCTGTCTATTCATTAATAGATTTTACTTCAGAACAAGTAATACGATTCATGCTCTTTACATTATCTTCAGCGTATATAGAACTTTGAATATAACTTTTAGCGGTATTAGTACTAGAATATGCTGAATTATATGTATACATAGGCTTTCCTTGAGTGTAATTTGTATTTAATGCTCCAGGCTCTGTTAAAAAATAAATATTAGCTTCTCCAGTCTGAGCATTACCTGTAGATACCGTAGTATCTTGAGAAAAATGTTCATCGTTTCTATAGTGCAAGTTTACACTGGATTCTAAAGGTATATAAGCCGCAACAAATCTCTTAAAACCGTTTCTATCGTCTGGGTCATTCCTAGTAAACAACAAGGTGTGTGCATAATCTAATACTCCTAAATATGTATCACCGCCGAAACACATAGCTGTATCATATTTTTCCCAAGATGTTTTGACATAAGTATTAGTACTATAATAAGTAGAATAACTTCTACTTATAAATGTGTTACCACCATACTGAGTAGCACTTTTTTTTATGTTAACGAAAAGTACAGAATTATATCTAAACTTTCTCAGCATTGGCGTTGTACGTATACCAGTAAAACCTCCGGAGTATACATCTGGAGCACTAATAGCTAAACATACCCCATGTGGTCCAAGAGCTTCATTAGAACCAATACTATAATTGATAAACCCAAATCTATCTATATAGTTTACTATCTATTTAGCATCAAAAGCTTCTTGATAAGGAGAAATATTAGTTGGTTTAGTAACATCTTTTATAGGAAAAGATTGACGCAAATTAGAATTGTCTTTATGAGCATAGTTCTTACCAAACATCTAATAATATTTACATACCCCTCCACTAAGTCTGCCGTCATTCTACTCAAACCCGTCAAATACTCCAGATTCTAATTTAATAGCTGGTCGATCTCCATCATAATCCGATCCTTCTACTACACCACCAAATGAATTTTCAGTCTAATTGTTATCATTTCTACCTAACACTTTTGTGAAAGGTATTCCTAGTCTGTGATGTTTATATCTATTATCATCACAATATGTAGCGGAATGAGCACAATATAATGGAACTATATTCATATTACTAGTAACAATAGAATCTGAATTTTCTTTATTAAAACATATATCAGCTGTTACTAAATCAAATATACCGTTAACGTCCATTGGGTTTATAGCTTGAGTATCTTGCTATACCATTTTGTTATCATATATGTGATATATTCCTTGTGCAAACGGTGATACGGTAGTGTCTGTAAACGTTGGCATAATAGTAGGTCTTCTATCTATGCTACCAATAGAATATTCAGCTCTATAATCTTCAGTATTATTCTACCACCCATTGAATCTAACAGTTTTGTTTAGTAATCCCTAAGTAACTACAGTTCTATCTGCTAATGTTCTGTCGCATCTTACTATTTCATAAGCTACTACATCTATAGGAAGATTCTATACATAAAATACTATACCTAGCGGATGAGATATTAATTCATAATTACCAGTTCCATCAACTGTATCAGCAAAAGTAAATGGTTCATATCCTTCAATATCACCAGATGGAAATCTAATATCTCCGATCCAATGTACAGGAGATGGTATATTTTTCTAATTATAAAATACTATTCCAAATCTATATACTTCGTCTCTCTAATACCCTAAAAAATTAGATACGTAAAATGGATCACTGTAATTTCTTATTCTAGATGTATTATCATTATTATAGATATATACAGTTTGACCGTTCTCTGGACATTTTAACTTAATAGTAGCGTCTACTCTTTTAGATGCAGATAATTCCATATTATAAGCTAATAATTTATTACCTTCTTCATCTACAGATGGAGCATTGTCAGATTCTATTAAGTCTGTAGTAACAAATCTATAACTTATATTTACTCCTTTGCCACCTCTAATGGTTCTACTATCATCATAGCCGTAAGCATATTCTTCAGTTTCATTATTTGGATATACTATTTGACTATTCATAGGATTAATACAGTCGTGTTCTTCTGGTATAATAAAGTCGTTACCTTGACCCAATAACTAATCAAAAGTTAAAGTTAAAGAATTTTCAGTTATACTAGAATTTAGCTATATTGTTCCATTTTTATTGCACCTATATGCCCTAGCATCGTAAGCTACATCCCATGTTATTTCTTGTAAGTTTGAAGCAAATAACCTATTATTCATTTTAGCTATACTCTTAGCATTAAATTCAAACGGAATTATATTGTTAAACTCTTCAATTGATAACTCATTAATATAATTCTTACCAATATCATTATATGTAAAAGTAATGGTAGGATTATCAGATTTGGGCAAATCTAATTCATTTATAATGTATATTTTTGGTACTTGATTTTTATTAGTGTACTGTATTCCAATTATTCTAATTCTTTCAAATCTACCGTCATTAAATAATGTAGCTGACAATAGACACCCTTTGTCTGTACTTTCGTCTTTATTGTTTCCATTAAAGTTTTTAGATGAATTAGTGTTACTAGAAGATACAGGTATCATAGAACTTAGTGATGAAGTTGTAGTTTCACCGCCATGCACATTGAATAGCTAATAACAATACTGTACCATACCTGCTGGCAAATTACCAGAAGTCCATTCAATAAACTTAAATGGGGCAATAGTAGAACTTGGTAACAGATCAAAGTATGTACTATCTGTTATTGGACTAGTCTTACTTGTATTATATTTCTTCTATATATTAATGCATTTGATAGAAGTATTACCGTCAGATATATATACTTTACTGACATTATTAGACTCAAAATTAGTAACAATGGATACGTTGTCTGTAATATTTAATTGTGCAGATACTATTAGAGTCCAAGTTGGACTGATACTATTAAAATCAGTTACTATCCAAAGATTATTAATTCTATTTTGTTCATACAATTCTTTAGTAAATACTATTCCACATTCTTCTACTTTTTCTTTATCTGTATTATACCATCTACTAACAGCCGTACCTAGTATATTTTCAGAGATTTCTAAACCTCCTAAATATTGTCTAATATCTTCTATATTCTATAGAATTCCAGTAGTTCCGGCATTATCTGTTAACAATCTAACATTCTATGCCCATCTATACTACTTGTCAGATAGCATAGTAATATCAGAATCTAGATTCATTCCTTCGAGAAATGTATTTACTTGGCTATTTATCTCCATAATCTATTATAATTCTAATTATAAATTTCTTGTCTATCACCAGTAGTACTAAAGAAAGTACGTTCTTCATCTATCTCTGGGACTAATGTATTCCATGTGTACTTAATATTAGTTAATTCGTCTTGGTTCGGCATTAATGATTCAGCATATGCTTGCTTTCTATAGAAGTTATAAGAGTTCTTAGCATCTATCCACAACTATCTGTGTACTTCTCCTTTTATATACTTAATATAAAGAATCTTTTGTGCACAATACCAAAAGCAAGCTTCAAAGTAAGACTGTACATCTGGCATCATTGGCATACCATCTTCGTCAGTATAGATAGCATGGTATGATATTTTTGCATATCCTTCTGGGACATTTGAGATAAGATATCCTGGTTTGACATCATATTGTGGCGTATAACTGAAATTAGTACCATTAAAACTAGTGTGCTGTAATCTACCATTTTTGCTACAAACTGTATAATTATTAATTAATGTGCTAAGTGTCTATCTAGTATTAGTATCTTTATTAAGTACTTCTAATGCGTCTTTATCTTTAGTAAGATTATGAAGGTTCTTTACTAATGGTATTAATACATCATCATGTATAATCATATTACAACAATCACAGTTATCTTTCTTATCATATACACTGAATGTACCAGTACTCTTTTTCATAGGTATCCAACCACCACAATCACATGTAGAGTAAGCTACACTATTTAATCTTTCTAAGTCACATGGTAACTTAGCCTAATAGCCATTGATAGGTATTACTTCTACTTTATGATCTAATTGATTAACAGAACCTATATTCATTAAACTCTCGCCTATCCATTGTTTGATGTCTGTAATAGGTATTTCAGTTTCATTTAAACCTAAGTCCGCAATTACTTTAGCAATCACGGCTTTACTACTTGTCATTTTGTAAATCATATTTCTTCGTAATCGTGAACTTTATTTTTAATTATGCTAGCCAAATTTCTCTTATTAGCTCTACTTAATTGTATCTAGTATTTACTTTTATTTTTAACTAGTAAATCCTATTTATCCCAATATAGCCTATACTTATATCCATTAGAGTGTTCGTTTAGTAAGTAAATTAACTTTCCATATTCTTTAGTAGCCTAATAATCAATTCTAAGACTTCTACTATCTAAATGTTTTGGTTGCTTTTTGATTATTTGTAAACTACCCATTCTATATGGTAATTTTACTCTTTTACTTTCTTCTATTATCTAATCTCTCAGATATTGAAAGTATTCTGTTATTATTTTTCGGTATGTAGTATAATCAATATCGTAAACAGTATCTGGTTCAATACTTTCTAAATAAGAATTATAAAACGATGGAATAGTATAGGAGGCAGTTTTAAATGCTGATTTATTCAATTCATTCATCGTCTTATACTTCTATTAACATTCTAATTCATTACATTCTAAGTATCATCTTTACTATCATTAGTAGTATCAGATACTTGCTATCTCATAGTTAAGAAATCCTTAGTAAAGATTAACTACTTAACTGTACCCCACATATAAGCTGGTAAAGGATATTCATCCTTATCTGGATCATAACACAGTTTGTCTTCAGTAGGATCTTCAGCAATTATTTCTACATCAATATATTCTAGTTGATTAGCATCACCTTCTACATATATTCTATTACCTTTAACATATGCAATATAATCTTTACAGGTATACTTTCTATATCTCTAGAATTTCATCTTAGTTTCAGAACCTAATTGAATAATATTACCATAGGCATCTTTTACTGTTATTACTGAAGTAGTAAGTTTAGTACCAAGTAAAGTAGGTAATTCTTTATCTCCTTGGTATTCTGCATGACCTGGGTCTTCTTCTATTTTATCCAAATGCATGCGTATAGTCTAATAGAAGATCTAGTCTAATTGCTCTCCCTTATCTAACTTCTGTTTTAATAAGTAAGCTCGATAGGTTTTAATCCACAATTCTATCTAGTATCTACTGAGCTTTTCACTCTCAGTAATCTAGTTGTTTCTAGCTTCTAATAGAATATCATCAATGAGCTCATTTAATGTCATATCTATATATTTAAATTATAATTATAATAGTCATAAAACGCATTTTAAGACTTACTGTAAATTTTTATAGTATCTTAGATACACTCCTTAACAGAAACTAATAGCCTTTCTTAAAAAGCTTTATAATAATTTTCCGAGCGAAGCGAAGGAACTCTGAGCGAAGCGAGGAAATATTATTAACATACATAAACAACAAAAGCTCGTCCACTATACAGTGAGCGAGCCTCGTAGAGGTGAGCGAACGTTGTGAGCGTTGCCGAGTATTATTTCATTGGAACTGGTACATTAGGCATAGGTGGCATTGGTGGTTTAGGAAACCCTCCCATAAACATCTTCTTAGTATCTTCGATCATCTTCCTAATATCAGCAACATCGTTCTTTAAATCATTTATTTCTTTACTATTGTCAATAGTATTTGTTATTATAGGAGCTTCTACCTGTGCTTCTAGTTGATCTAAAATATCTTTACACTTCTCCATTTCTTCATCATACTTACTTGCAGCTTCTTTTTTAGCTTTGAACTCATTATAGTTCTATCTAACCATATTAGCTATTTCTTCTTTGTTAGTAGCAACAGTAAGTCCTATAGAAGTATCATTAATAATCGAACGCTCAGCTGGCACTGATAGTTTCTTAGACTCTCCATTACAGCTAATAAACACATCAACTAGTTTACGTCTGCTCTATCCTGGTATTGGAAACTAACCTTGAGGTAAAGCTTCATCATAAGGATTTGAAACCTAAGTAATGCAACCAAGACTATAAACAGTAGTCTTTTTAAATGTTCCTAGAACTTCTAATACGTGCACGTGATCTCCTATTTTTAATTGACTAAATAACATAATTGAATTGGTTTTAGTAGGGCTACCTTTTACAGTAGCCCTAAGTTTTTTATTAAGCAGCTGGTGCTACAATATGATTTATAGTCTGAAATACTCCAGTACGTTTATCATAGTATATTAGATATTTATTACCAGTTGAAATTTCTTCTGTTGGCATCTAATCACCAGAACCATTTAGTAATGCTTTACCACTATTAGTATTTACACTAGTTGGATTAGATGATACCTAACTAGAACTAACAGAAGTAGCTACAGATACTAATGATCCTTCTGTTGCACCAGTAGCAGTATGATTAATATTTAATAATATTAAACCTCTGCATGGCAATTGTCTCCATTGAAATGGACATATTCCATAAGTAACAGTATTGTTAGTAGTATCTACATTAGAGAATATAGTATCTAATGTAGGTATACCACCTTGGTCAATACGTCTTACACGATAAGGATTAAAGAAAGGATTAAACATAATTACCTCCTTTCTTATTAGCAACCACAACCGCAACCGTCGTTATATCCGTATCCGTAACCAGTGAATCCACCGTTACATCCGAATGGGTTACAAGTTAAGTAAGCAGGTACTGGACAAGGACGCAACTGATTAACTAAGTTTTGAGTCTATTGCTGAGTAAGAGCAGATAATTGGTATCCTTGTTTTTCATCTCGCAATGTGTCAATCTTATTCTGCATTTCACGCATTTCCAACTGACAGAATTTATCATTGATCATCTGAGTCTGTGCATCTATCTTAGCGCCAATTACATTAAATTTGTTAGCATTATCTGTTAGTAAGTTATTGAATCCACTAGTAATTGCATTCTACAAAGTATTAGTTTGCTGACAGATAGACAGTCTATTGTCTGCATTCATTTGAGTCAAGTTCAAATTAACAGAGTCAATTGAACGTTGAGTCTGGCAGCAGCAGTTAGCCAACTGAGAAGCTAAGTTAGCATTACCAGAAGTAATAGCATTAATTACTTCACAGCTAGCCAATTTAGTATCACAAGCAATCTGACTTACGCTAGTATTAATAGTATTCAAAGCTGTCTGTACAGCGTTAATATCACAACTCAAAGTATTAGACAAAGAACTGATAGCATCTTTGTTACCTTGAATAGCCTGCATTAACAGACTTGTATTAGTATCGGTATTCAACTGAGAAGCAAGACGACTAGCATCATCACTACCTCTACCAAAACCGTTACCTCCAAAACCGCCCCAGCAGAAGAAGATTAGGATGATCCAAATCCACCACCAACCGCCGTTTCCACCGAAACCGCCGTTGTTCATCATAGCCATAAGAGCAGCAGGGTCCATATTACCTTTGTTTGCATTCTGCAAAAGTGCAGCTACACCTGGATCTATACCAGCGTTTTGTACTAAAATTTTTTCAGGTTCGTACATAGTTCTCATAAATTTTGATTAAATTAATATCTTGATATTCTTCTTTCATACATAGGTTCATATCTATGCATTCTTTCCTCTTCACGTTCACGATCTAAATATTCATCGTCTTCGTCGTAGTCATAACCGTAGCGAGTCATTCTTCCTCCTCTACCTCTTCCACGTCCTCTACCACCACGAGCATAACGATACTCATGCTCTTCATCTTCATCGTCTTCAAGCATTAACATCGTCTTAGCTTCTTTGCGCAATTTATCACACATAATATAGCAATAGTAATACCACATCTTTCCTTCTTCTATATCTTTGTCATTCAACCAAGCTTTTGCTAGTTCTACAAAGTATTTAATGTGATCACTGCTTGTCATAGTAACAACTGCACGATAATAGTCTGAACGTATCATATTGAGAGCAACGTACCAATCATACTTGTTGTATTTCTCACCTTTCAGATTGATTCCGTACTGGTTAGCGATTGAAGTAGTTTCTTCTAAACTCCAATGTTCTCCACGAGAGCCATCTTCGTTTTCCATCTTAGAGACTGCTTTTAGTGCACATTCTTCATTAAAGTGTGGACCATACATAGCCTCATGACGCTCTATTTTCAGTCTTTCTCTCATTGCATTAATTGATTTAATTATTCGACTTATAAAGTTCATTTTGATAAATCTATTATTCTAGTATTTTCTACATTGATTAACTTGTTACTGTTATCAATTTGGTACTTATAAATAGTTCGTTTTTTAAAATCAAAGTGAAGGAGTCGCTAGAACCAATTCTTATAATTACGCTTATATTCTTTTTTAGTATGAATAAATAGTGATTGTGTATTGCGAATGTCGATACTATGTGTTAGGAGCGTATCTCTTTTATTTATTATGATTGATGTCAAGTTGTTTGGTTTGATTTCCACTTTAAAGTCAGTTGATCTAACTACTACTGTAGTATCATGTACTACTTTCTACTCCTATATCTGTACCTATTTCAACTCCTTCTCTTTGATCTTTAATTTCTTTACTGTAGCTCGTACTTCTTGTATTAAGCTATCTTTGGTTTCTTTAAATTCATCTAGAGTAAGCTATAGAACTCTATTATCATTCTTCTACTATGTTGCTAGCTATTCATAGTAAAGATAGTTATTAGTTACTCTATCTATTTCTCTATTCTTCTTATCTAGCTAGTTATTCTAATAAAAACAAATGGCAGCGAGAATCATAATGATAATCACTGCCATTGCTTTGTAATTCCTTTTAAACCAACCGATAATGTTACTTATTAATCTTTTTGCTAGACTTATCAGTATTGGTATCATTTGTAATAGTATTTTGTTCTTCTAAGATGTCTGTTATATCTACATCTAAATATTTTTCTGCCTTAGACTTTATTATCTTTGTAAATAGTTTTGTTATTAGTGAATTAGGTTTTAATGCTTTCCTAGACTCTAATAATGAAATTATTTCTGCAACACATATAGCACCTGCTGCAACTTTAGCTAGCACCAGATCCGCATATGTCATAAATATAAACTTATCTAAAAAAGTAAAACCAGCTATCATTATAGCTGTAAACCCTAACTTCTCTAGAGTATTCCAGAACTTACTAGATTCAAAATGTTTAGATCCGGTAAACTTTTTGCAAACTTTATAACCATAGATTAAGTCTAATATTATGAATAAGAACGTAACTCCTATCAAAGGCACTGATGGGGCTAGTATAGTTGCAAGTCCACCTAACCAACCTATTATAGATTGGTATCCGTTAGCAAATATACGTTTTACGAGGTTCATTATCTATTCACTTCTGCTTAACACGTTACTTAAGTTTTATCTGAAATAAAAATGCTAGTCGGTATGATTACTGCTAGCATATGTTAAAGTCTCTGCAATTATATAACTATAACGTACTCATTATTCGTATGTTCTATTTCCTTTACGTATATCCAGGTAATCTAATAGCTCTTTATGTTTAATAGTTTTAGTAAGTAAAGAATAACAGTTAGCATGTTTAAACCATCCTATGTAACTAGCCATCTTTCTTCTATAATATTTATAGTTAGTACTTCTTTTATTCAGTTTGGCATTCTTCTTACAGTATTTTTTCTTTAATACTTTTCTAACTAAAGTAAAGTTGTGATATATTTTATATCCTACAAAATCTATACTTCTACTTTCTACTGGGAATACCTAATAGTTATTCTTTAACTACAGTTTTAAATTATCTTTTAGATACTACTTTATATCTCTAAGTAATGTCTGCAAAGACTCTTTATCTTTATAAAGTATTACTATATCATCTGCATATCTATAATAATACTTTATGTTTTTATCTTCTTTAACCCAGTGATCAAAGTAAGATAGATACAGATTAGCAAAGAACTAAGATAAGTAATTACCAATAGGTACTCCTTCTGAGGAATCTATTATTTCATCTAGTAACTATAATAGTTCTCTATCTGCAACTTTTATTCTAATTATTTGTTTTAATATATCATGATCTACTGAAGGATAAAACTTTCTAACATCTATTTTAAGACAGTATTTAGTATTCTCTCTATCTTTTAGATCATGCTATATCTACTTAAGAACTTTGTGAATACCTCTTTTCTTAATACAACTATAAGTCTAAGGTATCATCTAATTAATCCACAAAGGTTCCATTATATTCATAATAGCATGATGTACGATACGATCTGGAAAGTAAGGTAATTTGAATATGATTCTTTCTTTAGGTTCATATAATTTAAAAGTAAAATACTCAGAAGTTTTATAAGTATGATTGATTAACATATCTTGTATCTACTTACAAAATCCTTCTATATCTTCATCTACTTTTTTTACATCATCTCTGTGAGTTTTATTCTTTCTAGCATTGTGATGAGCTAGTTTTATATTTTCTAAATCTGTTATCTTCTAATATAAATTCTTAAATTTCTTCATAGTCTGAAATTACAAAGAGCTTTCGATATTTCACTACTAACCCTTAATAAATTATTTATATTTTTTACCAAGTGGTAAGGTCCTTCTCAGTAGTTGGCTATTATATGATAAACTGAAAATATTACGATACGCAATTTCATTGAACTGATATTAGCATTGGAATTACTAACCTCATTATTGGAATTAAGATTGAATAGACCTGCTTTGCTGCTATTGTCAGAATTACTACTTTTTTTACTTAAAACTAATAATGCATACTCGTTCTAATTCTAGAGAAGCAACCTGTGGGTATTACTTAACTATACCGTATTGCATAATTAAGTCATTACTCCGCCCACGGGAGATATGTTAATCGAGAACCGACAGCAGCATAGGAAGAACCAACCCCATCATCGGAAGCAAGACTGAATAGACCCTCCAGGCCGCCACGGTCAGAATGACCACCGATTAACAAACAATGTTCTGAAGCATCAGTATTATCCCAGTTATAATCACACCAGTATGTAGTTTCTGAACCACCTGAAACAGACATAGAAAAGAAATCACATGCGGGTGTAGCTTTAATTTCAGTTTTATAACCAACATTTACATTATCAACACTACACAAAGGTTTATAACTATTGTTTTTGTTAGTGGCGAATTGATCAGGTTTTACAGATTTATACCAAGTACGATATGGAGCTTCATATTTACTAATAACATCATCTGTATGTTTCCATATATGACCAAATGGATTTTCAATTCCTCTATATCTGTTACATTTACGTGTAATAGTAGAAGTATTATGACCAGATGAATCTGTCTATTGTATAGTTACTGTAACTTCACCAGAACCACTACCTAAGCTATCAGAACTTCCTGTTGGAATAAACGACCAAGTTTGAGCTCCGTTGATAGTTGCTGTTCCTGTAGTACAACCAGAACCTAATCCACCTTGTCTAAATCCCTCAGGAGTTAGTGCAGTATTAACAGCCTTTTGTGAATTTCTAGTAGCATATTCTACTAAGAACAAATGACATATAGCTCTATGCTCTTCATATGTATAAAGATTCCATTTAGCTTCTCCGTCAAATCCATTAGCTCTAGCCCAAGTTCTGCCATTAGTTCTGGTAAAATTAACAGTAGGAACAACGCTTTTCATACTTATTAATCTACCTTTATTACCAAAGTTGAATGCTTCATATGCGCTAACATATGCTTCTTTGTGGTGATGCCATCCTGGTTTAGCGTGTGGACATATTTTTAAATTGTGTGTTTTTGTACCAGGAGTATAATCATCGACATACCAAAATTCTGGTATCTTAATCATAACGTTTACTGTAGATGCTACCTATCCAGCTTCTCTATTATTTACATGCCCATACATTGCTTCAGTAAAGTTTTCCTTCAAAGGAACAAACTAGTCTTTATGAACCGGTTGTGTCTAAAAAGCAAATGGTTTCATCATACTCTATATAGGCAATGATCTATGCATGTCCATATTACCAATACGAGTACAATCTGGATTAGAAGATGTTTCTGACCAAGATACCCCGTACCAATCTTCTAATTGATCTCCTTCTATAGTGATAACAGAAGTATTAGGTAGCGCTGATGCTAGTTCTATATCATAATTTACAATAAAATGGTTAACGTTTCTCTCTATTTTTTTATAAGTAGCTACATTTTCATAAATGTATCCAACATACCATATTTGCAAATTATCTCCTTTTACATAAGCTCTAAGTCTACCTCTATTGGCAAAATCAGAACTGCATCTAACTTTATAGTTAACAACTGTAGAAGAAAATGAACCAAATATTTCAATATCTCCGTACAAAGTTATGTTGCTGTAATTAACAGCAGGAGTAGCTCTAACGGTAATACCATATTTAATATATACACTATCAGTAGTAGCAGTATTTCTAGTCAATTCGATTATTTTAAAATATATATTATCATTTGAACTAGTTAGTAATGATTTATTAGATTTACTCTAAGAAAATTGATCACTATGATAGCCATCTACCATATCTGCATTCAGATTGGTACATAGAGTAGTAGAAGATACTTGTATAGGTGCAGTTCCAGTAGCTACTTTAGATTTAAGATATCCAGTGTTAGTAACATTACCAGAATCATCAACAACTAGTTCTGTTATAGCTTGTCCTTGTTTTTGAATTCTAAATCCACTACCATACTTAGTAGTTATATCCCAGAATTCATCTCCACTCTTTAATCTAACTACTGCCCATCTGGAAGATGGTACAGAAATATTGCTATACAAATTAATATTAGATGTAGTTTCAATAGTTAAACTACCAGTCATAGTATCACCAGCTTTCTTCACATAAGTAGTAGTAGGATCTACACCTAATGCACTAGTTACATTAGCTTTAGTTATACTGATAGTACCACCATCTGCTAATGTTATATTACTACCTATCTTAACACCGCCTAATGCACTAGCTGTAGCAGCAGGTAATACATACTTATTAGCTTCAGCTTCTATGGCAGCTAGTTTATTCTTTTCAGGAGTAGTATAATCATTAGTACTAAGACCTTTACCTTCAACTTTATCTACTTTTTGAGCCTACAGTTGAGTAATATTACTATTCAATGTCTCTTCTACACCAGTAGCTCTTTCTACTTCATTTGCTATAGCTGTAGCATTAGCTGATTCAGCGCCTTTAGCTCTAGTTACTTCACTAGCTAAATCACTAGTTAGTTTCTATTCTGCATTTTCTGCTCTAGTCTATTCAGCTGTTACAGTAGTATCTGTATATGACTTAGCCTGTTTAATAGCATTAGCTATAGAACCAGTAGTAGCTTCATTACCATTAATAATAGTAAGCTTATCTTCATTTACTTTTACTCTATTAGTAAGTGAAGATATGTTGTCATTAATAGTAGTATCAGCTTGAGTTCTATCAAGTATCTCTTGAGCTAAGTTATCAGCTACTTCTTGAATGCTACCTTCAATAGCAGTAGTATCAAATGAACCTGATAAAGCATCCCAACCTTCTTCAGTCCATACTACATTAGTACCAGCATCATAATGTTTACCACCTAAGTTAAACGCATTAGTAATATTATATACATCACCGACTACATTGTTATCTTTAGGTAGAGTTTCAAATGTACTAGATCCTTTTACTTTATAAGCACCAGATAATTTAGCATCTATTTGTGCCTTAGTATAAGTATCAGACTTGTCTGCTTTTAATGCTAATGCTGCATTAGTTGCAGCAGTATGATTGGTAATCTTATTGTCTAACTCTTCTTCTTTAGCCTTAGCTCTATTAGTTTCTACTAAGATAGCTGCGTTTCTATCACTAACTTCTGTAGCAATAGCTTCTTTTCTATCTTGTACTTCTTTGTTTATAGCATTAGTATGTTGAGTATCTATCTGAGTAGATCTATCAATTTCATTCTGTAAATTAGTACTAATAGTCTATTCAGCAGATTGAGCTCTATTCTTCTCAGTAGCTATATCATTGCCTAATTTAGTTTCAGCAGCACGAGCAGTAGCAGCTTCTTTATCTATATTACTTTGTAAAGTAGCTAAAGACTATTCTAATGAATCAGAATCAATAGCAATACTAATTACATTATCTTCACTAATACTAACATCTTTACCTGGTTTTAACTTATTAATCAAGTCATTATAATCACCAGATGTAGCTACTGGTTTAAAATCTGGTTTACCAGTAATATTATCCCATTGTACAGCTAGATCACCAGATGCACTAATTACATTAGTTTCTTGATCAATTTCAATGTTCAAACCTGCAATGAGTTTCTTCTAATACTTTGCACGTATATCAGCAAAGGTATCAATCATCTCAGTATGAAGTTCCTATAACTGATGCTGCTTAACAAAGTCTAAGAAGTCTTTAGATGTGACAATACCAGCTGATCCAGTAGATGCTATAGGTAGTGATATAGAATCATTACTTCCATCATACTTAAACATTACCATAGTAATATTATTAGGATTAGAAGTGTTAAATTGTACATCCTTTATTACATCTTTTACTTCTTCATCATCTACTTTACTATCTACATCTCTAACATCTGCCTTATTATTAAGCAGATTGTTTACTTGTGTTTTAGTATAGTAGTTACTAAGATCAGGTACACCTCCAGATGCAGCTAGTCTTACCCATTCTGTTCCATTGAAATATTTAATGCTACCACCATAAGGATTATCAGATAGGTCAACCCAATAGTCTATTTCTTCTGGATTAGGCTGAACAGATGTTGCAAAAAATATTATTCTATTTTGTACCATATGTATACTTATTTATTAAGCTGCTGGAGTTTCTAGTGCAGCAACTCTTGTGGTTAAAGCATCAATTAAATCTTTTAAAGCTTTGCCTTGAGCAGCAGCTAAAGCTTCTGTAGTACTAGTACTTGTTAAAGTGTTATTTATAGTCACTTTAGTATCTGCTGTAGGAGGTGTATATCCTAATGCACTAGTAACATTAGCTTTACTAAGACTAATTGTACCATTACTATAAGAAATATTTGCTCCTACCTTTACTCCACCAATAATTTCAGCTGTAGCTGTTGGTAAAACATATTTATTTGCTTGTGCAGCAATACCATCCAGTTTAGTTTTATATGCATCAGTAAAGTCATTACTAGATAGTTCTTTTCCTTCCACCTTATCTACTTTACCTGATTCAAGTGCAGCAATTCTAGCACTCTGATCATTATCTGTATCATCGTTTAAAGGTAACCATTTACTACCTCCGGCGTAATACTTAATTACATTACCTTTTGGATCTGCTGATAAATCAACCCAATACTCGAATTCTTTAGGATTTGGAGCTATATAGCTTCTTGTTATTCTTGTCATATACGTATATTTTAATTATTAATTCTAATGTAATGCAAATTGCACTAAATTTTTACATCCATTTGGATCACAATATTGTATTACTGGTCTAGCTACTCTCACTGCACCAGTATTATTAGCATCAAATACTATACTAATATTATCTGTATTTACTATAGGATGTATCCAATCTTGACCACCAACAAAAGATAATCTACCTAATGTTCTGTTAATAGGTATATTAATTACTTCACCCTCTTTAGTTATACGATGAGGAGTCATATTATACGCATTAGCTAGTTCTGGTATGATGCTGATAGCCGAACTATCCTAATACATAATACTATAAAATATTGTTTCTTTATTCATATTACTATAACGCATTTTAAGGCGTTTTAAGCCATTTTCTTTATTAAATGAACAACTCATCCATTAAACTCTAAAAGCTTCTTAGAAGAGTCTTTTGGCTGGTATACGTCGATGTGTGACCATCCATCGGTATTAGCTTCTAATCTAATAGGATATTCAAATAATTCAGCATTCTATCTTACTATATTATTCACTGTATTACTATCTAAATCCTTTACATTAAAGTCAACAGCCTTACCTAAACAGTGTGCAGATAAGTAAATACTACTTTTACTCTTTACTAGTTGACACATATTACAACGTAATCCTCTCTATGAGAATTGTCCACCAACTTTCCAAGTATTAATAGTAATAGGTTTATTGAATATCTTAGTACGTAGTATATACAAAGTACTAAGTAATTCAGTACTAATAAACTACCAAGAAGATTCACCAAATTTAGAATAACAGTGAGGACACACTAATTCCTATATTTTAAAGTACTTACTTACTTCTTTTATTAATTCATTTCTATCCATATAATATTTGGTATAAATTAAATAGAGGTTTCAACAATTATACTACTAGTCTCATTAACTAGTGTGTCCTTCTTATAAGTGGCAGTATCATATTCTCTCTCATCTACGATTACCCCTCTATCATCAACATCATATTCTAATACTTTATTGCCTAATATGTGGTGCATTGTTGTTGTTTTCATTTCTTTCTCTATTTCTATACATATTATCTACTAATAAATCAGCTATAACGTTTATACCTAACTATTTGCTATCACTGATTAATTGTTCCTACATTACTACTAGGAGCATCTAATAGATGCCCTCTAGTAGTTCTCTATCGCTTAACTATTTAATTTGATTGTGTATATTCATAAAATTAAGTCGGATTGTTTCCTATGTATTGTGCAAAACCACCATAAATATCTACATAGAAATTACCATCATTTAGAGTATCATCATCTGCTAATTGCACACTTATGTTCAAAGCAGTAACTCCAGTACTATATGATATTAAAGTTGCATATATTGGATGAGCGTTACTACCAGTTACACCTTCTGTTCTATAACTTCCATATACTCGTACATCACACGGAGTCCAAAAATAACTAGTCCCGCTAGTTATAGTTATCCCTACCGCTCCTGCACCACTTCTAGTACAACTAATTTTACTATTATTAAAATTATATATACTGTGTATACTAGACGATACCACTGCATATGAACTACCGTTATACTAAACTTTAAACTTTAGAATAATACCAGAATCTGAGCAACCATCGTGCGAACAATTTGTAATGAGCCATCCCTATGGAGTACTAACTACGTTTAATATACCGCCGTTATTACCTTTAGCTAAAACTAAAGTTCTTTCGTCTACATAGGTGTTTCCTCTATTGTCATAAGTAGTTACATGTAGATTGCCTTCGGTTCCAGTAATAGCTCTAATAGATGGATATTGTCTACAAACAATAGTCATTTCTGTACCATAATTATCTTCACTAACACTTGGTAATATTAATTTGTTTGTATAACCGTCTTTTGCTCCAGTCATATGTATAATTTTAGAATAAGAAGGATTAGCATATACGCTTATTGCATTAGTAGAACTAGTATATAATTCTAATGCCTCCTCCCAACCGTCTGATTGATAAGAATATAACTTACTATTTGAACAATATGTATCACCATATTTAGGATCATCTATATCAGATGAAGATCTATTTAGATGTGTAATATTTAGAAATCTATTTTTAGTAAAACAATTTTCAAAATATAGATCTTTAAACGTACCAGCCTTAGCATTTACAGTACCCGTAAATGTACCATTAGATGCTCTAAATTCACCAGTACTGCTATTCATATATAGTTTAGCTGCACTAGATGAACTACCTCCATCACCTGACCAAAATACATTATTAGAGAAATGAAATGCACCTAATACAGCATTATCTGCCAATAATGTATTAATTGCCATAGCACTTACACTAGATACTAGTTCCCAGTAAGATGAACTAGAACTAGGAGTTTGACCGTATACTCCGCCAGAATTAACATACTTAACTAGATATACGCCACCTTTGTAAATTACCTAATCTCTAACATATGCATTACTAGGATTTTCATAGTTAGTTAAACCTATTGATGATGCTGTAGCATAGTAATATCTAGTAGATGAATTCCAAACTCCTCTAAATCTAATATCTGTATATTGAGTGTTAGCAGCTGACCCATCTTGTCCATTCTAACCATCAACTACAACTGTAATAGTTGCTGATGCTGCTACAGGATTTCCATTATAAATAGGATACTGAGTAGGATTAAATGCTACAGTATAATAGTTATATTTAGTAGAACTAGATATATTAAATGTAATATTGGAAACACCAGACCAACCACTACCAACTTCAGTACCTTCTGAAGAGGTTGTTGGAGCGTGACTATTACTACCATATATTTCCCAGTAACCAGATACAGAAGACAGATTACCTGTTCCTGTTTTCTTGTATGCTCTAAATGTCATACTACTAGGCTCATAAGAAGAAGTTCTAGTAAGACGTATAGTTGCTGCTCCAGGAGTAATTATATAAGTAGTAGCATCAGTACCTGGTGTTCCTGGTTCTCCCTTATCACCCTGATCTCCTTTATCTCCATCTTGTCCATCTTGACCGTCTTTACCCCACTTAGTCCAAATAAATCCATCTTTCCAATCTCCCCATTTACCATTTTCTTTCTTACGTGTCCAACATACTTGATATGGTATGCTTTCTGTTACGCTTACTCCATTATCGGTATAAGTGAAAGTGGCACCTTTACAAGTCTTAGTAGGTATATAATCATCTTGCTAATAATCACCATTTAAATATTGTGATCCATAAGTAGGGGAAGCTGGATAATATTGCTCATTTCTACTACATAGAGCTGCTTGATCATAACTAGAGAACCTAGCGAATATGTATTCGTATCCATCCCCATCTTTACCTTTATCTGCAAATACAGACCATAAGCCTGGTTGTGAATAATCTCCCCATTTCTAAGTACTCTTATCTTTATATCTTTGAGTTACATATTCATATCTATGTGAATCGTCTACTCCCTATGGATTATCAAACCACTGTGTACCATCTGGTCCAGTACCTGTCCAGTCTGTAGTTTGATTAGAATTTGGTTTTTGAGGATAATTGTCTTTATCATTATTACGTGCGTATAAGAATTCTATACTATTACCGTCTTCACCATCTTTACCATCGGCTCCAGTAAGTCTTATTAACCCAGTCCAAGCCATTAATGAACCATCTGCGTTTTTAAATCTATGAATTTGCCATACATATTGACCTTCTGGCGGAACCATTTCAGAATCTTCAGACCATCCAGACGCAGCTTGATCAGTAGGTATACTTGGAGTAGTAGCTGATATTTTATATCTATATTGATAATTACCGCCACTTAAACCAGTCTCACCCCATTTAGCCCATATAGCTGGTTTTTGAAACGCTGACCATACACCATCTGTTTTTTTACGTACACTTACCCATTCAAACATCAAGTTTTCTCTAACTCCTTGGGGATCATCAGTCCAATACATTCCTCCAGGAGAAGTAGTAGTTTGTGCTACACCATTAATAAATGCCTGAGGACGCGCTTCATCATCTGTATTATTAGCAGCTACAGGAGTATCAGGTGCAATGTTTTCAGCTTGTGTACGATAGTAGATATATTCATAACCATCGCCATCCATACCTTTTTCACCCCATTTTGACCATAAAGTAGGACCTTGCCAGTTACCCCAATTACCAGTACCTGCTTTAGCAGCTGGTTTAGTACGTTGAGCTACCCATTCATATTGCCAAGTTTCACTAACACCTTGTGGGTTATCATACCAACCATTGTTTGGTTCTGTATAATCATCTCTATTACTATTAGCTGGTAAAGTAGGTGCAGAATTATTTTGTGTAATCTTATATACAAACTCTATATCATTACCATCGTTACCATCTTTACCATCAGCTCCTGTTAAACGGAAAGGTTCTGACCAACCAGAAGTAGACTTATCTGAATAAACAGTTTGTATAGACTGCCATACCCAAATACCTTTTTCTGGATCTCCTTGCGGTGGGTCCATAGTCCAAGTGTATTTATTGTTTGGGTCTTTAGGTGGAACAGTATCACCTATAGGAGTAGGTGGTGGTACGCTTGATTCAGTATATGCAAATCTAGTATACTCACCATCTTTACCAGCTACTGAAGCACCACGGAATCTATTAGGATCTCCCCATTCTACATTAGGATCATCTACTTCAATAGAACTCTTAGTAGACATCCATATTGCAGATGCTGTATAATTTCTATGCCAACCGTTAGTAGTACCATCACCAGTAGGTCTATCAGGTATAGCATCATTGTCATTATAAGTAGTCCACAATGAATTAGGTTGTAAATGGAACTATAATACTACTGTCTTCTTAAATGTAGCATTACCTTCACAATTAATTAATAAGTCTATATGAGGACTATTAGTAACAGACAAAATATCTGTAATTGTGAATACACCATTAGCCATCGTACACTTAAGACCTGTTGCTTCCCAAGTTAAGAAGTAAGATCCTTCAGCATATACATCTGAATATGATAATTCTGTAGTACCTTTAAAAGCTTGTACTCCAAATGTTAAATTATCTAGCTAGCTATACTTATCTAATATGTTTAATTCATTATCCACAATAACAGATAGGTTGTCTTTAGTAAGATTTACCGAGTAAGCATCCTATCCTTTGAGACTATCTTCTTGTTCTGGAGTAAACTAAATCATAGCACCTGTCATGTAGACATTAGTTAAGTAAGCACCATCTCCATGTAGTACTCCATCATCTGGAGCTCCAGGAATAGTCAACCCTTCTATTTTACCAAATTGTGATGCTATATTAGTCCAATCTATTGCCCAAGTACTAACATCTTTTAAGAATCTTTTATAATCTCTAGTAGAATACGCACTAGATTGTCTTGTCTCATCTAAGAAATTACCATATACTGCAAATTTCATATTAGCAGTAGGATGTTGAGTAGTATTAGGCTTTAGTGAATATCTAAATTGTTTACCCCTTTCATCTAGAATTTCAATAGGGGTAAAGTAAGCAGTACTAAATCCCTGCATTTTTTCAAACCCACATTCATCTGTACCTGGAGTAGTTTCATTTACTCCACTAATATTATGCCATATACCTCTACATATATCATTAACATGTAACCCACTATATTCGCCTTCTTCTAGTTTAAGAGTAGCTATCTAGTTTTTAGTATCTACTGATTCAATAGTACCAAAAGCGATAGAATTCCACAGTTCGCCGCTTACTACATCTACTCGATTAAAACGCAATTCTGGTACAGATAAGAATTCTCTAAGAGTTAAGCTTCCGGCTTCTATATTACCGTGTTCATCAATTATAGCTCCATCTCCAAGTAGTCCTGATATATAATTACCAATAGTAATTCCTTTTTTAGCATATATCATACTATCAGCTATTACACTATTCTTAAATGTAATAACACCCAATGCTGTATCATCGTATAGTTTACTTAAGAATAACTTACCGCCTTCTGATGCTATTAATGCTTTAACTACAGCAGTGTCGATAATACCACCTTCGCCACTAATATAATCTGCCAATACAGCTGGAGATACATTATGCCATGTACCATCACTACTATACTATATTAAGTCTCCTTCTGTAATATAAGTAATGGTAACATCTTTTAAAGTAGATAAGTGATTAATTCTTTCTACTAATGTATCAAGTTCACCAACATTGTTGTTTAATGTGGTTACATCACCCTATAAGCTTCGTACTAAACTAGTTAATTCCCTAAGGTCATCTGTTGTTGCATACTATGCCATTATTTCAATAGTTTATCTATTAGTACTAATAATTTGTGTTTCTCTTCTTCTGATATACTAAACGCATCTCCTTGTTTTAGTATATCTTCTACGTAATTTGAACACACTAAGTTTAATATCTAAGTACGATCAAATGTTATATTATACTTAGTCATGTTGTTCAAATGTTTACCTATTCTATAATTGTTTTCTATCATAACTAACAACAACCATTATAACAAGACCTGCAAGTTTTACACAGTCTGTGGCAATTAAATATTCTATTATACTTACAACATGTATGTTTACTCGGTATATCTAATAAACGACACATATCTATATAATACTATATAGCATCTTCAGTAAGATTGTTAGCTTTAGCGTAGTCTAACAATTGTGACTTAAACTACAACATTAATATTTTTTCTTTTTGATGCTTGTCTAAGCAAGTGTAACAAAAACTAACCAATGTATTCACTTTTTGATAGTATAGATTCTTTTCGTCATATGCTATAGCATGAGCAGTTTCACTTCCTACTACTGTTACTATAAACGAGGTAGCGTCGTATTCTTCTATATTGATATTTATACTATTATCACTTATTTGAGGACTACTGATAATTATTTCATGATCTGCATCATTACTAGAATGATAAGTTTTCGATAGTATACCATCTAAGTATACTTTAGTAACTCCAGCTACTGAATCTAATTCAATTGTTAGAAGGTTATTTTCTATCTTCGCATTAATTATTTTCATATCTATAAAATTAAAAAGGCGAAGCCGAGGATAAAACCTCAACCTCGCCTGGTTTTAAATAAAGAAACCGTGTATCATTAAGCAGCACTAGTATCAACGCCAGTGATAAATGCTTTAAGATTCTTAACAAACTGAGATGCACTCAAATTAGCTGCTTCTTCAACATACAATTCAGTAGTCAACGGAGTAGTTTTAATATACTGATTGTCTGGTGATAAATACAGATTATCATTTTCAATAGTAATGTAATCGTACTTCGCACCTTCAGTAACATTACGTTTCGGTTCAACAATAGGATATGCATCCGTAAATACATGACCTTTGTAACCCAACATACGTACTTCTATATCGCGAACTTGTTTCCAGAAACCTTTACCTGGTTTACCAGCAGTTTTCTTAATAGTTGCACCAGGAACTGCTTCAGGAACGTTAGACAGCAATGCACCAGGAATAGTAACGTACAGAGAAGCTTCCATAGAAACTACAGAATATTCATTTAATGAATAAACACCTTCATTATCATCTTTAGGAAGAGCTGTAAGTGTTAACTTATGACTTGCAAATGTAGCACTTACTCTACGATTTGCGTGTTTGTTAATTTTCTTTAACAGTGCATTACCCAAATCGTCAGCAGTTTCAGTAATAGCAACTGTTTCGTAAGTATGAGTAAACTGACCCGGAGCTTCATACATATCTTTGTAAACAATACGCAATACGTATCTGTGACCAATTACGGGTTTTGCAGAAGTTAAATCAATTTCAATTTTTTCTTCTACTGGAGCTTCGTAATCTCCCATTACATAAGAAGGTTTAGAAGCTTTCTAAATGGCATTAGAGTACTCTACAGAACGCTTAGTAGCACTAGTACCATCAGGCAAAGTAATAGTCATATTATCACCAGCTACTCCAATATATACTGTAGATGCAGTTACTGCTGCGGCTTCGTTTTTAATCAAGTTCTTATTTTCATCAAATAAAGCTACAGCACCCTGAGTAAGACTATCTACTGTAGTATAAGATGCTGGACATGTTTTACCGATAAGTACGGTATCAACTCTTGTAATCATATATAAAAATAATTAATTGTTAGACTTAGCGCTAGTCTAGTTTGTCCTTCTACTTTCCTTATTTCAGATTTCCAGGTCAGACAAACGCATTAATTTATTTGTTATTCCATTGAAGCAATTTCGTTGGAATAAGCGTTATAGTGCTACATTGGTTTAGTAGCAAGATAAATCTAGATTGCCATTTTTACTATTTCCATATGAGTATGTTCTGGCAAATCTGTATATTCTAAATTAGTAATATTACTAGAATCAATCTTAGATGGTTTAGCTAAGTATGTAATCTAGTACTCACTTATTTTATAATTACCATCTGTATATAATATTACATTGTTATCTTGAATTAGTTTCAGAGGTCTAGCTTGACAATATTTTAATTTGTGCTCAGATAATGAATTACCTAATTGTCTATCCAATGTTTCTATTGTAGATTCTAAAGTATCAGTATACTTTATTATATATTCTCCTCTTTCGTTAGTTTCCCAGCATTCATTTAAATTACTTGGCTGTATACCAGCTGTATCTCCAAGTAATAATACATAATCTTCTGGTAACTCTACAGAATAAGAATTACGATCACTTTTATTAATTGAACCTTCAGTATATTTCTTATTTTTAATTAATGTGCGTAAATCGTCTATTCTTTTCTAGGTCTATTCAAATCCCTGAGCTTTAAAATTAATACCAGAATATCTAGTTTTATAAAACTTATCAATAGCCTCATTAATGAATGATATAATAGTATCAGATGTTAGTTTTTCTTTAATAACTAAATTAGGATCCATTAACTATAGTCTACGTTCAAATTCAATTTGGAATTCTCGTTGTGTCATAATCATTCATCTATTTGGTTCAACTATGATTTAGTCTAGATTCTCCTAGACTCAATATCTTCTAATGCTAGTTCTACAGCTCTATTAATTACTTCAAACTGCATATACTCTGGTATTTCACTCATACCTTCAGTTGGTAAGTCTTCTATCTTAGTAGGAAACTTAACATAAGTAATGTCTACTGAATATGTATCGCTAATCATAGACATTGAATCATAGTAAATGTATAAAGTATTGTCTTCTATTACAGCTACTGGCTCTTCTATCCAAGGATTGTTATTGTAAGTCTTCTTGAACTTAGTAGCGTCAGAATGATCTATTAATTTTATAGTAGCTTTGTTACTATTGAAGTTTAACACTGCATCTACAAAGAACATTCTGTCACCGTTGAATAAGTTAGTAACATAACATCTATTTGAATTTGTTTCAGTATTAGCAACAACGTTAACATCTGTACGTACTAATTTTTCTAAATCGTGAATACGTTTTACAGATCCTTCAAAGCTAGTCTTTAAGTAGTTATTACCAGTAAACTTATTACTGATTTCTTGGTATAAACCTTGATCTAACCAGTAATCTATTTCTTCTGGTAAGAAAGCAGGACAACCCCCAAAGGCTACGCTTTGAGAGTTTTTGTCCATTGCTACTTTAAAATATGAGTGAAATTGTTCTCTAGTCATTATTTAGATTTTATTTCAGACATAATACTTAAGTAAATATCTTGATTCTTTTTGTCTTTCAAATATGCAATTACATCTTCAAGACCGTTACCAATAAGATCAGTACCAAAGTAATATGATGCTCTGTTCTTACGAATAATATTTTTACTTAAAGCTTCTTCAATTACAAAGTTAATTTCTTTATTAGGATTGTCTACCCAAATTCTAATAAATCTTGCTGGATCAGCTTCTACGTTTTCACCAACTCTAGCTTCAACTAATTCATTAGACATAGTGTCAGCTTTAATTCCAAGAAGTCTAAGACATTTGCGCATCTCTTCAGGACTCATCTTATCCAGTGCTCTATAAGCATCACGTTTAACTTTGTTAGCTTTATTAATTTGTTCTGCTTCAGCTTCTTTATTTATAAGCACATAATCAGTAGATGGTGTTACTTTATCAATGCCATTAGCTACCCTCTTATGTCCTAATAGGAATAAATATTGCAATTCACCTTCAGGTCTATCAGTATTAATCACTAATTCTTTCTTACCAATCTTAATTGCAAATGTATCCCAAAATGTACTATCAGGATCTAATTCTCCTTCAGCTTTACCCATTTTCTGTTCTAGTTCTCTAGCTTTATCTTGAGTTAGACCTGTGTAACGGCTACCAGATCTTGTCCAATATGAACTCAAGTAATCAAAGCAGTTGGACCATTTTACAATCCCAGTCCACGGATTCTATTTAGTTATTTTAACGATTACTTCCATAATATAATTATATACTAGATTGTTCAGTTAATATGATTTATTCAGACTTCCAAATAAATTTTAGTCTTTTTAATACTTTAGGATCTTCATAGTTGTAACAACCTCTAAGGTGCATTCTAATTGCCTCTGGCGTGATGTTATTTTTTTTAGCTGCTTCCGATATACTGATATATGTTTCTAATTTGTTTCCTTCTGTATCATACTTAGATACTTGTTTACAATGCTTACTAAAGTCACCATCAGTATTTCTATACTTTGTACTAGCTTGTTTACATTTTTCCGACATCTTTGGTTTATAATCTAAATTAGTAAATATTTCTTTAGGGTGTATAAACTTAGGAATGTCTGGATATTCGGATTTCAATACCCAAATATAAGGGTTGGTTTTACTAGGTTTAGTCAAAGTTTTAGATAAAGTTCTGTATATCGAAGTTCTAGAGATTCCTGTAATATTTTCAGCATCAGTTAATGATTCATACTCTTTTAAGAATTCTCCATCTTTAGTATATTGTAATACAGCTTTAAAAGATTCTACGTGTCTACGCCCTTTTTGAGCATTACTTAATGCTTTACGCATTTCATCTGTAACTTCAAAATATTCTCCCCCAGCAGTTGTATTATAACCAATATTAATGTCTTGAGAATTGAACAATTTAATAAAGTATTTTTCTTTTTCTCTAGCTACTGTTGGACTTTCTACGGTTTCTATCACTTCCAATCTAAATGCATCTTTGCCATGCTCTTTAATTGCTTGATGCAGTGGATAACTAGATCCTTCACTAGCTTTCCAGCAATGTATTTTAAATCTTTGGCTTACTCCAAGAGTTGTTACTCCAATATAGATCTTATTATTATTTGTATTTGTAAGTTTGTATATTTCAAATTCTTTATTCATAAACGTGCGTATTAAGTTAATACTTATATAACGCACGTAAACGAATAAAGTTATTTTTTAAATGTGCATTTCTTACGAATAAACGCTATTAGATTCCAGCGTCCATTATTAATTCCCCGCAAGCGCGCGGATCTCTTAACATGATGCCCACTTCTCCGAGGAAGTGGCAGCTGTATCCATCCTTAGCATTAGAACGAACTTCTGTGTTAGAGTGAGCGTAACCAGCAGGAGTTACAGAACCAGCTGTACACCAGTTAACGAATTCACGATCTTTACGAACTACTTTAACAATGTTAGCTTCACCATCACGACGACCCAAATCCAAGAATGTCATACGGTAAGATTCCAACGGTTTCAAAGTAACAGGATGCAACTGACGATTATAAGTAGTATTGTCATACAACGGGAAATACTTCAAAGTCAATTCAATACCGTTAGACATTGCATAAGTTTTAAACTGACCACCGAACTTCAAATTATCACCAGAACCAGTTACGAATACTGTGTCAATCAAGTTCATGTTAGCCATCTTTTCTTTAAGTACACGGTCAAATTCACGCATACCCATTTCACCAGTCAAGGCAACGAACTTACGTTCATTAGTACCCAATACATTGTAAGACAGGTCAAACAAGAAGTCTTCCAACAGTTCAGCTGTCAAACGAGTATAATAACGTCTGTTAGACGGAGCAATCTGTTCCAGCAAACCAGCACCAATAAATGCAGGACGGCCGTTCTTACCTTTCAGATTACAAGAACCATCTTTGTTTACGTTGTTCTGATTGTATACCAAAGCTCTTTCAAGACGTTTGTACCACTCACGCATTGCAACCCATTCCTGGAATGTAGACCACAAATAAGAAGTTTTACCAGTCTTAGGATCTCTCAAAGCTACTGCCATAACTGTAGAGTAAGCAGAACCTGTGATATCATAAGACAGACGTACTGTAGTCAAATAGTTACGCATCTTGAAGTGAGTATTGTAATTCAGGATATCAGCCTCTTCACTGTATTCTTCATAAGCAGAAGCCAAACGGTTCACTTGACAACCAGAAGCTAAAACAGCAGGATCAATATAAGAAGCGGGACTACCATTAGATACAAATACTGTATAAACATACAGGTTGCCATCTTGATACGGAGCGTCCTGAATACGTGCTTGACTCTTATCATCAAATTCGATAGTAGCACCAGGACCAAACCATGCATCTTCCAACCACAAAGTAATAGGAGTATTACCCAAACCTGGGGTAGAATTTTCACCAATTGCAGCACCATTCCATTTAGCGTCACGAATTGTAACAGCTCTATCTTGGTCGATCATAACACCCCATTCAAATGAAGGCTGATCAATAGTCATTACATTTCCAAGACCACCTGTCAACATATCAAGAGAAGTACTGTAACCATTATCTTTAGTACCAAATACGTATGACAGGATAGTAGATACCTCATAAGGTCTTTGCTGAGAAGCGAGACTAATCTTATTAGTGTCGATCAAATCAGAAAACCATTTACCTTTGTATAATTGGAGGTTATTAAGAATATTATTATCCATAAAATACTAGTAATTTAATTTTTTTATTTATATAATTAATTATTATGATATACGCAGTTGTCGTGCAGCTGAGAACCAAATTGGATCATCATCAGAACCCGTAGCTTGTTTTCTAGATTTAGTAGTAATACTACTAGATTTTAAACTTCGTCTAAACTTATCAATAGCTGAATTATTTCCTTCACGTTTAGCAGCCTCAATAAGTTTGTCAGCATTCATTGTAAAGTATGCTGATTCTATCAGATTCTTAACACCACCCTTAGCATAGTCCTTTTGGTACTTTGTTTTACCGTCTGTGTCTGGCTTAAGTATATAATCCATTAAAACCTTTTTATCTTTTTCAGGGACTGTAATACCACGTATATTCTTTAAGCCTTTTATTTCGCTAACAACGTTATCGTAGAATTGCTGTTGTCTCTGCAACTACATCTGATAAGCCTTTTTCTGATCCTCTAATAGCTGTTTCTTCTTTTCCTCTTTAATCTCTTTAAGATCTTCTAAAGCGTCTTGTGCTTCATCTTCAAGTAATCCAGCTTCTTCGTATCTACTTACTAACTTATCAATCTTCTTAGTAGAGAACCCTTTTTCTTTAAGTAATTGTTTTACTACTAATTTCTGATTAGCTTCATCTTCAATATCAATATCATCTAAATCTAACTCAGCATCAATAGTCAAATACTTCTTTAAATCTCCACCTTGCTTTACGAAATTATCTAGTGCTTCAACTTCTTCACTAGAGTATTCAGGCTTACTATTTTCTTCAATGACATTTTGGAAGTAATTAATTAACTCATCAACACTTTTGGGTTTATCTTCATCTTCTTCAAATTCCCAATTAAGTTTTTCAGCCATAGCATCAAAGAAGTTAGTAACAACATTTTCTTCGTTGTTATCTTCGACACCTTCTTCCTCTTCTATTTCTTCCTCAATAGTTTCTTCTTTACGAGGTCTACCAGGCTTACGTTTTGGTTTATCTTCAATATCTTCTTCTTCGATTTCTTCTTCCTCAGTATCTTCCTCTACTGGTTTTTCTTTCTTATTCTTTACTTCGATATTGTTATTTTTAATATCTTCCAATTCTTCATCGTCTAGTGATTCAAATTCATCAGCGTTAACATTAATGTTTTCATCAACATTTGAATTTCTAAAACCACCGTCTGGATTAGGGATAAAGCTATCTAGTACAGCTTCAAATCCACCTAATGTCATTTTTTTATCCATAATTAAAATATTTAATTAGATTTATTTTTTCTTCTTTTTACCTTTATTCCATTTAGCAGCATTCTAAGCGAATATTGCTCTCTTTCTTGTTACAGGATTCTTACTGTGAGTTAGTTCTTCGGTTGTCTTTCCTGTCTTCTTTTTAGTTGCATTGAACTTACCTCTATTTTCTGGCTTTATCTTTATCTTCTTCATAATTCTAAAATTGTTTATTTACTATTGGATAAGTACCAAGTAAAGGTATTTTATTAAACCATTTTGTATACTATCCTGGTGTAGCAAATTGAAGATAAGCAGCTTCAATAGATCTCATATCTTTAGGCAAGGATCTTATAGCTTTCTTAATCTATCTAGAAGTTACCTTATCTCCTATATTATTAATCATACCAGTCTTAAACATATACTCTCTAAGAGTATTCATATAAGACTTCTATTCTGTACCTTTACTATAATAATCAGTTTTATCTGGAAATAATGGATTCTTCTATTTTGATAAATCTCTTTTTAACTCTGCAAACATAGAGTTGCTATAATCAGGGTTTGAACTTTTAGCTAAATTGAAATCTACATAGTGTCCTAATTCATGTCTAGTAGTAGGATAATCTATCTCTGTAAGATTTCTATTTATCTAATACTCAAAATCATCATATCCTGCTGGTTGTCTTCTAGTAATATACCTATTTACAGCTGCATCCTTAGCCTGCATTTTAGCCTTAGCGTCTAACTGTTTTATAACAGGATTAGGTAAATTCCAATAATTAGTATTATACTAATTAATTATATCTTCATATACTTTAGCGTAATTATCACCGTATGTATTCTAAATCTATCTAGCTCTTTCCATATAAGCTGGATTAGAATATAGATCTTCAATTATTCTATTTCTAGATTCTATAGCATCATCATATAATTTATATGTACGAGCTTTATCTTCAGCTTCTCTACGGAATAAACTATTTATTTTATCCTACACAGTTCTCCTTACTTCTGGTACATATTTAGAAGAGTATTTAGTTAATCCTCTAGCTACATTAGATACTACATTACCTGCTAATTTAAATACTGGATTAAGTAAAGCTCCTTCTACATATAGACTGCCTAATGGATCTGAATTTGAAACATAACCTGCACCTGGATTATATCCATATGTAGGATTATATGGATCTCCTTTAGGATCAAAGTTAGTAATAGGTCTTTCACTAGTATTCTGTGGTGGATCTTCATCTACAATACCACCATCTGCATACTTCTTCCAATCCCAGTACTTCAGCTAGGGATTATTCTCCCTAGCCTACTTATACTGTTGCATTCTCTATCTAAATGCTTCACGTTCCATAATTATTTACTTTTCTTAGAACCCTTTTTAGAGCCCTTCTTTCCACCTTTACAAGCCATAATTAATTCTCCTTATTACTTTTAATTTTAATGTATTTCAACCAAGCAAAATGTTTTCTTTGTTTACAATAGTCAAGATTAGTATCGTTGTTATAAGCTTCTTCTTCAAAAGATACATCATGATATCTATCTCCTTGTTTATCTGACAATCTAGCTAGAGATACTATTAAATATTCAATGCCATACCAAATATAGAAAGGTAACCACAGCATTTCTTGCATCTATTTGAGATGAATCTTTTCGTGATTATATTCAATATCTGTTATTTTAGATTTATCTCTAGTAAATATCAAACCAAATATATTGATGTATTTATAACCCTTAAATGGTATAAATTTATTCTGTATTACTTTCATATTACTTCTCTCCTGTTACTTTATTGCGAATAGCAGTTTTTGCTTTTAATTTCTCTCTATCCATAGCAGCTTTATCAGACATACGTTGCAACTCAGTTTCATGCTTCATTCTATCTTTTTCAAGCTGTATCTTCTTATTTTCAGCTTCTC